CGATAGTTCATCAGATCATTTTCATAATTAGTCTCAAATTGACTTAACTCTTTAAAAGCATCTTTATCTCTTAATGTAGCTGCTCTATTCAAATTTCTAATTTCTTTTTTATCTAATCCTGCTCTTTCGATTTTTGCCATCTCAGCTTTTCTTTCTTTTTCACTTAACTCTCTTAACTGAGGGGCCATAGCTCTTGATGCATCAGCCATAATTCTTCCTGCAGTTTCAATTATACTTCCTCTACTAGCCTCTTCAGCACTTACCTGTCCAGTAGCTCCAAAAGCTGCAAGAATTTCAAAACCTCTTTGTTTTTGTAAAGAACCTATTTGCTCATCATACATTGTTTGAGCATCTTCTGCTCCTTCCCTTAACTCTTCCACAGCCTCTCTATCCTGACTTTGTATATCTGTTCTAAAATCTTCTAATTCCGTTTTTTCTGTTCCATATCTACTTTTTCTTCTAGCCTGTCTTTGTTTTAAGTTTTCCAACTGTTCTTTTGTAAACTTACTTTTTTCCGCTAACCCTTTTAGTGTTGCCCTTTCTGCTAGTTCAGAGGCAGCTAGTTCTGCAGCATCTTTAGTCTCTGCCGCCTCTAGTGATTTTTTGTAAGTAGCAATTCCTTCCTTTTCTCCTGCTAAGACATCATCATATGCCTGTCTTGGTGTTCCAATCCCCATGACATCTGAAAGTTTTTGATCCACAGGCTTTCCTAATAAAATATCTAATGGGTTCCATCTGGCCTGTCTCTTTTTAGCTTCTTCAACTTCTGCTGTTTTTAAGGCAACAGGAGAGACTTGTGCTAATGCAGAGCTAACCCCTCTACCGGGTCCAATATCACTTTCATCTATAGAAGATACTCCTTCTACATTTAATTGCTCCATCTTATCTGCAGAAAGATTTCCTAGTTGTGCCAGTTTTGCTATTCTTGCACTCTGCTGCCAAGGAAGTAAATCCCTTGAAGTAAATTCTTCTACTTCTTCAAAGCGTTCTGTCTCTGGAGTATCGGTTAAGTGAAATAGATTACGGCGAGGAGCGGCGTATTTCCATCCTCTGGTAAATTTGCGAGGCACTCTATACTGCTGTTTGGGCAAAGATTTATTATTCTGGTGAGACTCAACCATACCAGAAAGTCCTCCTCTTATCTGTCCACCAGAAGCTGCTTTCTGCGTACCTCCAAATCCAAACCCACCAAGAGTACCATATAATCCAGCCCCTTGAGCAGCAGCAGTAAGCAATGTCTGTCCAAGAGAAGGTGTAGGTGCAGTCTGGGTTGTATATTGATAAGCTGCTGGTGTATAAGGGAATCCTCTAATAGAAGCTTGATACTCCTGCAATGATCTTGTTGGGAATTCTCTTTCCTCAAGAAAATCTTGATAAGCTAAATCCAGTGCCTTCTGATCAAGCAATTGTTTTGATTCACCCACAGTCTGTAACGCAGCCAATTCTTTTAAAGCCTGATTAGGAACGCCAGTCATCTGTCTTTCTAAAAATCCAGATAGTCCTGCTGCTGCTGCTCTTTCATCTTGAAAAGCTTGTTGTGCCTGTGCAAATGCTTGAGCACTTCCTTTAGTTTGAATATCAGATAACTGTTCTTGTAGATTTCTTAATGATTCAGACTCAAGAAGTCCTGCCCTTGACCCTCCGAAAGACCCTGCTGCTGCAGCTTCTGCCGCAACTTTTGGTGCAACCTGTAAATCAAAATCTCTTTGAGCTTCTCTTTTTGCAACATCAATTACTTCCTGCTGAAAAGGACTAGACAATCTTGCTATATCTTCTGTCGTTATAGGTCTTCCTGCTCTTGCAGCAGCATCTGTAGCTGCTGTCAGAAATGTTGCACTTGTAGCATCAGGAACACTACTTATTCCTCTTCTGGCTAAATCAGTTAGTCCTGTAAAAGCTTCTTCCTGTAAAGGACCAAAACCTCTAATCCTTGGACCAGTAAATGGTATAAACTTCAATCCTTCTTGTTGAGCTTTAGCCTTCTGAAAAATATCTGTAATAAAAGGTCTAAACTCTGGAGGAAGTTGTGTAGTTGTTATTGAGGTCGCTGATCCTACAGGAGTTCCTGCTGGTCTTGGGCTACCCAATACTGATAATATTCCCATTTTTCTATCCTTATGATATAATTAGTGATTGTAAAGCTTTTGTCGCATCAGTCTCTGGTGGTTGCATGTCCCTGCCATATTTTCTTTTTCTGAATTTAGATATAAATCCATCCATAGCTTCTGCCCCTTCATCTGCATTTCCATTTCCTAACATAGCCATTACATCTGCTGGCACTACATATTCTTTTGGAGATACTGCAGCAATACCTCCTCCTTTAATAGGCATCATTACATTGTCTTGCATTCCATGTCCATCACCTTGTATTTGTCCTTCAAAGGCTCCTCCATCCTGAAGAGAAAGAAGCCCACCTTCTTTAGCAAAAATTTGAGTTGGATCAGAAAAAAATCTTCCACTTTGTCCAATAGCAGAAGGACTTACGCCTCCTTGTGTATATAGCGCAACAATCTGTTCTTGTGTTAGAGGTGGCTGAAGTGCTCTAAAGTTAAATGGTAAGTCCTCTGGTACAAAGTCCTCTGGTAAGAAGTCATCAGATGTTTCTTCCGCTTCTTCGTAGGCTTTTCTCTGTTCTTCCATTGCATCTACATCTGCCATTACACTAGCTGTTTGTAAAGCAGGTTGAATTACTCCAGTTATACCTCTACCTTCTGGAGAATAATACTCTGTTACAGTTTCTTTAACATCTTCAAAAGTTTTAGGAGGTTTACCCAACCAATCTCTACTTGTATCCTTAAAAGCCTGTATATTTATTACTTCTTCTGGAGGAACATATCTCCCCAGTCCTTCTAGAGCATATGCTCCTATATTTTCAGTAGGTGTAAAACGACCAACTGTTGGAAGATTTCTTACATCTGGACCCAATTGTGATATATCCAGAGCCTCTCCTCCCAAACCTTCAAAACTTCCGGGTATGTTTGCTGCCTGTCTCATTATTTTAGGATCAAAACCAAGCTCCTCTAAATAGGTAGAACTTACCTCAGTTTCAGGTACACCTTGTTGTAGAGTTTGTGCTAATGCAGATTCAGAAGTAGGATAATAAAGTTCATCTACCTTTTCTCCAAAACGATACCTCGCCTCTGGCTCCACTCTTCTTGCAGCATCTCTAATATCGAAATCGCTTAAACCTCTAAAGGTCTTTCTAGCTCCTGTTATATCGTCGTATTGTTTTATAAATTCATCATCAGGTTGAGGACCAACATGCTTTCTTCCATATCTACCAAGTTCTCCCAAGCCAGAAAACAGTGCTCCAGTTCCTGCACCATATCCTATAGATTCTCCTACAGGACGACCAGTAAGTGCTCCTGTAGCTCCACCAACAAAAGCACCTGTCAGTCCACCCTTTAATAATCTTCCTGCAATTCCTCCACCAAATGCTGGTATTATAGATGACGCAATAGGTGTAAGTACAGTCCCAAGCAACATGGCTGCGATATTTTTTGGCTTAAGAAGTTTTTTAACAAAGCCTTTTACACCTCTAAAAATACTTCCTAAGAAATATTCTGGAAGTCCTGTCTTAGGATTGAGAGACATCAGCCCTGTAGACATAAGCCTTTGAACCTCTGGCTTAGTCATATGGACTAACTCTGTATCTCCCTGTCTTCCTCTTGCAGCCATTAAGTTTGCAAGACCAGACCCCGGAGCATTTCTATCAATATATAAAGCCATAGTTAAGTCACCTGATTTGGTTGCATGTAATGAGATTGTGGTAGTGTACTTTGTGCATATGCTGTATTAATATTACTTACTGGTTGAGGTTGTGGTTGCTGTGGTACAGGAGCATTTGCTGTATTAGGAAGCATAGTTAATCCTTTATTTAATAACTGTGCCTGATTATATTGAGGTACAGAAGGAGCAGGAACATTTCCTTGAGCATAAGCATTTGCAACAATACTTCTTAGCCCACTCTTTATATTATCTCCTATATTCTGATTAACAGTATTTATCATTCCCTCCTGATTAGGAACTCCACTATATTTATCTCCTTCATATCCCATCTTTGTAGCTAACAGTTTTTCAATATTCTCTCCTGCCTGATAGACTGAAGGATTTCCTCCATGAGCCAGAGATATTAATCCTCCCTGTGCTCTTTGTTCCTCTCCCCCTGCTTGTATAACTTCCCAAGGTTCTATAATTTCTTCTTCTCCAGATACAGTTGGGAAAGAATATTTAGGAAGCAGCCTACTTCCTACTAGATTAAGAGCAGCAGTAGCTACTGGAGGAATTCCTAGAGCACCTCCTCCTATAGATATTAGTAGATTTTTAAGAATATCATTAAAATTTAATCCTCCTAAAAGATTCCCTACGTTGCTTAGTCCACCCTTAAAGTCAGGATTATATCCAGTCCAAACTGGCATCTGTCCTTCGAGTTCATCTAACTCCCTTGTCGATCCTACTTTTCCTCGCCAATCTCTAACACCCCAAGTTCCGGGGCTATAGAAAGACGGTCCTGAACCTGACATTATATTTTCTCTGGATTGTGCTGCCCTCTGACGAGTTTTGTCAACTGGAAACTGACCATAACTTAGAGGAGGCCATGCTGAAGCAGCTTCTAAATAAGGATTTGCCGTGCCTTCTATAAGTGGTTCTACGGGGGCTGATCTAGGTACTCCATATATATCTTCTCTAGTTGGACCTGAAGTAGGATCAGTTCCTATCGCTGTAGAAAGAGGAGAAGGAGTTATTAAATCTGTTGCTCTAGGTACTCCAAATATATCTTCTCTAGTTGGACCTAAAGTAGGATCAGTTCCTATTATTGTAGAAAGAGGTGCATAGCGGGGACCACTTGCCGGACTCCACTGACCTTGTGCTATTAGATTAAGATAATTTTCATCTGCCTGTGATTCTATAGATTCCTGCTGTGCTAATAATGCATCTCTTTCTGCTTGTGATTTTAAGAAATCCTCCAATTGCTTTCTTCTTCTTTCACCCTCTATCGTTTCATATCTTCTGCGATTATCATAAAATGATCCTCTGGGTATGTCTGTAGGAATAAGAGTTTCAGCATATAGTGCATCATCGTCAAGAGTGCTGCGTGTTAGTTTATCTAATTCTGATAATCCTCCTGTAGTAGGGGATGTTGATTTAATAATTGGAACATTAGCCTTATCGTCTTGTGGAACACCTCTAAATGTTGTTACAACGCTTTTTTTGGGGGGTTTAGTCCCTTTCAATTTAGCCAACTGAAATTCCGCATTAAGTTCAACTTCAGGATACTTTCGCCTTCCTGACGGATCATATTCCCGTTGGAAATTTATATAATCATATATTCTTTCAGTTTCCTCATCAGTAAATCGAATACCTGCCTTGTCACCTAATCCAAAGGGGCCAATGCGTTGTTGTTCTCTAACAGGAAGAAGAGGTTCTGGAGCCAACGGATCACTTGGAAATTCTGGAGCCAACATACCACTTTGATATAGAGCTTCTGAGGCATAGGGATCAGTTCTAGCAACATTTGCTAGTGCCTCTTCTCTATTCATAGCTCTCTGCATCAAATCCCTATCTTCCTCCTGTTGTGCTTGAGAGGGTGCTGACTCCTGTTCTTCAAACCCAAAAAAACCTACATCTGTAAAGTCATTTGCCATTAATTTAAATCCTGCCAAGAAGTTTCTGCCCCTAGACTAACATATCCTGCAAACTTCCCTCTGCTTGCTATATAAGCTATGTTACCTGCTTGAGGTCGCCCAATGCTTGTTATACATACCACACTAAAAATATTTGTAGATGGTTTTGCATCCACCTGTGAATCCCTTTGTTCTAAAGTATTAACCAATACCGCACCCCACTGTTCCAGTAACTGATAAAATTCCTGTGCTGTATATTCTCCAATCCTGACGAGGCTACGAAGTTGTGGGTATCTCGCCATATCTTATCGTAGCCCGTCAGGTTGTAATGAAAGTCTCAGTGAGCCATATCTCCAGCTAGTCCCTGCTTCTCCTGAAGAAACCCGAACAATAGCTTGCCTTCCTCTTGCCCTAAAATCAACTTTCTTAGTTGTAGGAGATATAGTAAATGGTCCTTTTTTAATTTGATCATTTACAGGAAAATTCTGTACAGTTATACTAAAACCTAAATTTCCTCCAGATAAGGTAAAGTCTGGTATTAATCTGTCTGCAAATAGCAGGTTCGTACCATCGGGATTAATCTCAAAAACAGCAGACTCAATAAAAGATGTCTGTGCCACACCATTAGCTGTAAATATTCCATCTGGTTCGTTATTATAAAAGAATGAAGAAACAGAAACTCCTGTAGTTATTGTATTATCAAAAATAATCTTATCGAAATATGTTGTATTGATACCTGTACCATAATACCAAGCCTGTTCTTCTGTATTAAATATAACGTACCTATCACATTCTGTAGAATCTGAAGAAGGATATAACCAGATCACTTCCTTAAATTCAGAATTAATTCCAGCATAAACCTTATCTTTATTTGTAATATTAAAATCATCGAAGATATATCTTCTTACTGTACAAGGAAGATTCTTTACTCTACCATCAAAGAGATAGAAGTTATCATCCCCCATCCAGTAAGATATACCATCATAATCTACTGCTGCATGAGGAGCAATCAATCCACAGTTGCTTCCCATTTGTGTAAACGAGAAGGTAAAAGGCGGTCCAACAAATTGCATACCCCATACAGAATTGTCTGTCCAAATCATAATTGAATTACGAGATTTTGTTGCACCAATAATTTCTGTTCCATCAGCCAGAATATTTTCTCCTGAAGTGGAACTAATAGAGGGAGTAAAATTATTATAATTATTTTGATCAGCCCATCTTACCAATAAGGGATTATATGTTCCTGTTGCATACTCATTACTTCCTAAAGAAATTAAATGTCTGTCATTAGGAGACACAACAATGTAGTTATTAATTGAAGGAGAAGCACTTACAAATCCTGCTCTTGGAGGAGTTGAGCTTCTGGTTGAATCCCAGAAATATATCCTGCCTCCTCTTCTACAAGCAAGAATGTCTTCTCCCCAATTATCTAATGTCCATTGAGTAATCCTTGTCACAATATTAGATGAGCTTGCAGCCTCACTCCATGCCCTGACTCCAGTTGTAGAAACTCCTGCATTATAAACTCCTGCTCCATATCCTAAACCCTGAATAGCTACATCTGTTCCTGTAGGTAAAAGATATTTTAATGTTGCTGTTCCTACCTTGCTTTGTGAAGCATTGGCTGTAACAGAAGCATCAAAAGAAAACTGGTTATCTCCTAAAACAGATACAGCAAATGTCCCACCTGTTAAATCTATTGTTCCCCCAATTGTTGTGGCAGAGGTAAATGTAATAAAATCTCCTGTCTCTGCACCATGACTTGAAACAGAAACAGATACTCTAGTGGAACCATCAACAGTATAAAAGCCATTATTTGTTCCATCAACTGTAACCACAGCAGAAACATTAGTTCCTACAGAAACCTCTTTAATAGGTGTAATATCCAAGATGGAATTATCATTGTATTCGTATAACTTTTTCTCTGTTCCAAAAGAAGCAAATTTAAATGTATCGTTATCTGACCAAGCAAGCAAATCTCTTCCTGTTCCATCAAAAGAAGAAGTTGATCTCTTGGAATAACCCCTTAAATTTTCTGGTCTTCCCTGTCTAAACCTAATTTTATTACCGTCATACCATGAACCTTCTTCAGCATACTCTGTAGACTCACGGTTAATTCCCGGTCTAAAATTTAATTTAGCTAATCTAGATTGTGTAGACATTTAAATTAACCTATCCAAATTCCTTCACAAGAAGAGAATCTACTGCTGAAGTTTCTCTCACATTATAAATAAGCAGGTCTACTGAATTAATAGACGTACTGAGTGTAGGAGTACTAGCTGCAGGAAATAAATAAGAGGCTCCAAAAGAAGCAGTTCTACTTCCTGTACCATCCTGAATAATATAAATATGTCCTGTCTGTCCTACTGTGGGATTGGAAGGACTTCCTAAAGTTCTATTTCCTCCCAGTGTAACAATGAAATCATTACCTGTACTAAAATCTACATCAATAGAAGCTGCATCAGTCAATGTTGTTGGAGTAGAAATAAAAGGTCCAGAGAAAGTTGCAGTAGATGTTGCAGCTAAAGCTCCCTGTACACTTACTACAGAAGTAAAAGTTTTCTTTCCTGTAATTGTTGTATCTGTAGATGTAGGAATATATCTAATATCTGCTGAAGAAACAGGAATAAGGTTTGCATCTCCTGTACCAAAATCTAAATCTGCTGCTGTACCAAGCCCTAGTCCTTTAGCATTAAATCCATATACAGAAACAGCATCACAAAAAGCCATTCCAGCCATACTTGCTACCACAGTCATTCCTGTACCACTTCCCGTTTTTAGAGTAATAGTACTGCTGCTTTGTCTTACAGTCTGATCATTAATAACGTAGAATTTTGAAACAGTAGGTATTGTAATATCAATATTTGCACTTACAGTTCCTACAAATTCCAGAATAGCTGATCTTGATTGATCTGTAGTTCCATTATTTTCAGATAATGTAATATTAGCAGAAGAGCAGGAAACAGTAGTATATGCAGCTAATGCATCATCCAACATATCAATAACATTAGCATTGAGAATAGTTCCCCAACTGTTAGGATTTTCTCCATCTGCCTGTTTTTCTAACCTGACTCTAGATGTAAATGTACTTGCCATGTTTTATTCCTCAGTAATATTTTTGTTTGAACGAGGCTGGTCTTCCTCTTGCTATAGTATAAGCAACAATTGTATTTTCGTCATTAACTGTTCTTAAAGATAAAGCAACTGATTCAGTCTTAAGATAATCTACATAAGTAATCACAATAGAATATACTACAAATATAGAAGGTTTGGATAACATTCTACATTCATCAGCATCTACCTTTTTCTTAAACAGAAGCATAATTTCTGGGAATCCTCCCGTAGTATCAATTCCAACCATTTCCATAATATCTTTTTCATCTTTACAAACTGCTCTAACTATAATATGATCACCACTTTTCCAAAGAGGTTCTGGAGCTTGAAATCCTTCTTGTGCTAAACTTGGAGTTGAATAATATAAAAATACTCCTAGTAAACTACTAAATAAAATATATTTTAATTTTGTCATCTAATATACTGCTCCTATAATTATCCGCTTCGTGGATTTTTAGGCCAGTCATAAAAAACTGCTGCTTTATTTCCAGCATCTAACATCTCTTGTGTAAGAACTGTCATTGCTTTTAAATTATCTACACTATCTTTTTCGTCAATAGCAGCCTCTAATTCTGCAGCTTTAGCTCTTAGATCAGTTCTCCATTGCATTAAATCAGCAGGAGGTTCCTTTTCTATATCAGCCTTTCTAATAATAATCCAGTCTGTCTTTCCAAGTTCAGAAGAAAGAACAGAATTAACTTGTGCTTTCATATTATCTTTTATAAAACTTACAGTTCTTTCATTTTTAGTTTGTGTAATGTTTACACTATCCTCTCCTATAACAGGAGAACCTTCAGAACCAGTATAAAACATATCATCTTGATACTGTCCTGAGTAAATATATGGAAGAATACCTATAGCTTTTCTCTCTGCATCTGTCCAAGCAGATGAAAAAATACTTCTAGGATATTGAATTCCACTTAAAGTTAAAGGTCTAGGATTATTAATTGTTTGAATAATCTTACCTTCAGAAATAACTGCCCACATCTGCTAGTTTCCTTTCTCTGTTTATCGTCCATAGATGGGAGGAAGTGTACCTCCACCACCAATGTCTGCCATTGCCATATAAATTATATCATTTCCAGAACCATTAGGACCAGAATCTCCTACTCTTACTTTAAAACCTTCTGCAAGAATATCTATATCATAAGCTGATCCACTTGATCCTTGTGTACCGTCGCCTTGAGCATTATTTAAATTAGCAAATAAAACTGTAGATAGAGTGCCGGGATTATATGTCATTGTTGCTGTGTCAATGATGCCCCAATCTCTAGCCACATCTGCATTTTTCCAAATGATATATCTAGGTTTAAAACCTGTATAAATAAATGGACCGTTGGTAGCTCCAGTGCCTATATATGCTCCTACTTTACATACTCCAGCTACTGATCTAAAACAATATGCTATCATAGCTGTGGAACTTTGGTTTGTTTCAGCAGAAGTCCCTAGACTGACAACAGTTGCTGTTGGTGCTGTACTATTATAAAGAGTTGCATCTGCTACAAATGCTACGGTACTATCTAATCTCAGAGAACCTGAAGCTGGACTACTATCAGCATCTGCATGATAAACATTCCAGTCATCACCTCCGGGCAACTCCCTTATTATTACCATCTCTGGCGCACCACCCAATCCATGCCCAATTGTTGTATTTGATCCAGTACCAGTATAACTTACTATACTAAAATGATCTGCACCAGCAACACTGGTAGTACTATTGGTGTCTCCATTTTCATTAGTACTTGTAGTATTGCCACCTAACCATTGCCAAGATACAAACTTTTCTGTATTTGTATTAACCTGATCTAAGTTACCAACAGTAAAACCGTCAGAGCCAAAGGCAGTAAGTCCTTCTGATTCTGTAGTCTGAGCAGCAGTAGTATCAGATTCAATCTGTTTAGTAGTTCCTCTTACAGCATCATATAATGCATGAGAATCAGCAGCATCTCTGTTTTTAATCCAAACAAAATCTGGCTGAAAACCTGTACCAGTATTGGCCTTTCCTCCAGAACCAATTGCAGTTCCGTTACCTGTATAAAGAACTGGATTAAAGTAATCTATACCTTGATAAGTTGGTGCAGTAAACTCTGAAGAAGTTATTTCCCCAAAACCAGAAGGAACTGATGCAAGATTCCAAGTAGAACTAGGAAACTTTAAAGAAACAGTACCTGTATTTGTATCCAGTGCAGGAGTTATATTTGATGGAACAGAGGTAACTGTTGCATTTGTACCACCAGCAGGATCACCAGAACTAGCCCATGTAACTGTGGTAGCACCAGAGGCAATCCTACCAAACCAGAATTTAGAATTATCTGCATCATATGCCATTGCAATTCTATCATTTGTAGACCAAGAAAATAAAGCTGATCCTTCTGTATTGTCGTTTACAACCTTTCCATCATTTTGCATTCCCCAACTTAATGCTGTTCCTCCACAAGCAGCATCTAAGAAACTGCTTGATTCTGCAAAACCAACTCTAGCCGATGCCACACTGTCCCAGTTTGCTTCCCAATACCATTTCCCAGTTGTTGGAATACCCAAGGTTACTCTCATACAGGCTCTTCCTGCACCGGGTCCAGCAGAGGTGAGATTACCTGATGACAGCGTAGGTAGTGTATCATCTGAGTGATCAATATAATTTATAGTTGGATACATTTTACTTGGTGTATTTGTTGACTGATTACCAGAAGCTATACTTGATAAAGAGAAGTCATTATTATTAGAACTTTCGTCGTTTCCTAAATCAGAAGAATCATCAAAGGAAAGCATAAAACTAGTTCCACCAGCAGTAGAAGCTAGTGAAGTAATATCTGAATCTGATTTAGGTGAAAATTCAGAACCATTAGTTCCAAAGGTAAAAGCATCCAGAAAATCTGTTACGGCAACATCTCCATTTTGAATTGAATCCCCATCCAAGAAACATATCTGTGCCATATATGCATTAGCATAAACAGAAGATGTTCTTGAGCGTCTTCCAATTTCATTTGCCTGATCATTATTCCAGTATGTCTCTCCAGCAGAAGAAGGATAAGCAGCACTACCAGTGCTTAGAGCCATTGCAACACCATTAATATAAATACTGATACGATCAGTTTCAGAACCTTCATTAGAATCATAAGATATAAGTGCATGATACCATGCAGTATCTCTCAATAAGGCTGTTGTATTTACATTCATTGAAGCATTGTCATCCTGCACCATTAAAAAGGTACTCGTAGTTGTATCCATTGCTACTCTAAATTCAGAAGTTCCGCTATTAGCAGAAAAGAAAACCATTTCTGTACCAACTGAATTTAATTCAAACCAAAATGATAGAGTCCAACGTGTTCTATTTCCTGCAGACCCCGGAGTTCTTGTTAAGTAATCAGCAGAACCATCAAGCCATATTGATTTGGGTATAAGACCACTATTAAAAGTAGTTGTTGTGGATTGTCCACCTGCTCCTAAAAGAAGATTGTTACTAAATACACTCATTATGAATATGCCTTTGTTAGTAAAGCTTGGACATCTGTAGATGTATGAACTATATAATCTAATCTATCAATTGCATTTCCATCTGTTGACAAGGTAGGTGCTTCACCTCCTGCAAAATCCCAACTACTTCCATAAGCAAGAGTTTGAGAACCTGTTCCATCCTGTACAATAAATATACTTCCTACTTGTCCTGCAACACAATTCGTTGGATTATCTAATGTTCTGTTTCCTGCCAGTGTAACTGTAAAGTTTTGTCCTGCATTAAAATCTACAGAAATATTTGTTCCATCTGTTAATGCATTAATATCTGCAACTGCTGCAGTTTCTATTCTTAAGTTTTTTCCCAAAAGAGCATTGATTCCTATAGCAACAGCACTAACATAAAAATCTGTTCCTGATACAATTCCTGTTAGGGTTCCTCCTGCCAAAGGAAGGTGATTACCTATGCTTGTAGCCAAAGCTGCAGAAGTAGTAGCTATAAGAGTGTTTGTAGTTCCTATACTTGTAGCTAAAGCTGTAGAGGTAGCAGCAACACGAGTATTTGTAGTTCCTATGCTTGTTGCTAAAGCAGAAGAAGTTGCCGCAATAAGTGTGTTTGAGTTACCTATACTTGTAGCTAGTGCAGCAGAAGTAGCTGCAAGCACAGTATTAATAGATGTTATCGCATTAATATTAGTTGTGATATTTGTATTAGAATTACCTATGCTTGTGGCTAAAGCTGCAGAAACAGTAGCTAGTTCTGCATCAGTAGCAAAGCCACTACCATCACCTATAACAGAATTAATAGATGTTATTGCATTAGTATTCGTTGTAATATTTGTATTAGAATTCCCTATACTCGTTGCTAGGGCTGCAGAAGTAGTAGCAATAAGGGTATTTGTCGTTCCTATACTGGTTGCCAAAGCAGCAGAAGTTGTTGCAATAAGAGTATTTGTAGTCCCTATACTTGTTGCCAAAGCTGCAGATGTTGCTGCAAGAACTGTATTAACAGATGTAATTGCTGCCTTATTTACTGATGTTAAAACACTAACTGCAGCTACATCACTAGTACTTGGAATAGCACTTCCACCAATATAAATCTGTGTTGTAGCATAGACATTGGCTGCTGAAACAGCCCCAGAAAATTCTGCTGCTACACCAGAAACCTTTGTTGTAAAACTCCCTGTCCCTGCGACAAAATTAGTTGCGCTTAAACTTGTTGTAAATCCACCAACTACACCAGCTAAATTTGTTGAAACAGAGACTGTTCCAAAACTTTGATTAGTCTGTAACTGAATAACTCCTTCTTTAGTTATTCCTGCAGAAGGATCAGTTGCTACACCTGTTCCTGTCCCATAGGTAGTTGCTGCACCTACAGAAGTTAATGTACCAGTAATAGAAACAAATTCATTTATTGCAGAAACAGAAGCTGTTAATGCGACACCACCAATTTCAAAAGTTCCGTTTACATTCACAACAGCATTACTCAATTGAAGGGCAGAGTTTGTACCATCACCACTTTCAATTGTTCTTACTGTTGAATCAATACCATCATTAGTAGATACAGCTACTTTTAAAAGTTGCTTATATGTATTAGCTATTTGTTTTCCTGTTAAGTCAGTCATACTTGATTCCAATCCGTAGCTTCATTTTCCCATAAAGTTGTAGCAGCATCCCAAGTTATATTTCTTCCACCAGTATCTGGTCCTCTAGGATTTCTTATTGCTATATTATCTTTTACATTAGGAGATTTATTTAAAGGACTATTTTTTAAATCATAAGCACCTTCCCAATCTTCTGGACATACCAGCATCCCATAACTATTCATTCTCATAACTCTATGAGGATACTGAAATCCACAAATGTCACATATAGCTAATGCTCTTTTATTTGTAGCCATTAATACACATTAATCTTTGGTAATAAATACATGCTTGCTCTCTCTTTGTCTTCAACCATAGCTCTTGAAAGAAGCTCTTCATAATTTCCTTTTAACATTGCTATTCTTGTATCTGCAACCAGAGGACGTTTCATAGACATATAATAAGCTAAACCACAAGTTAAAGGAGGAAGAAATCTTTTTGGAAGATCAGCATTCTGACCTTCAGATTTATTTACATCTTGAAGTTCACTTATCTTTTCTATCTTTAAAACATCTGTAGAATTTTCTGGTATAGGCCAGATAAAGACTGTAGGTTTACTTTGATTACGTTTAATAGTATATTGACTAGCTCTGCCAGTTTGTCCCTTTTGAGGAATATGAAGATACTCTTCAAAAGAAATTCTTGTGGCAGCGATATCTACATTATCTCTATTTACAATAAGCTGAAGAGCATCTATTGCAGACTCATCCAGATCATAAGATGTAACACTAGCAGATACAGTAACTAGAGTAGTTTGTGTAGACCACAAAAGAATGCCTCTATTCTGCCAGTCTTTCAACATAAGATTAATTGATCTTCTGGCAGAAGCTGGCTCATGACCAAGAGTTTGTTCACCCCCAATCATTTCCATTGCTTCCTGTATAACTTCGTCTATATCCAGATCAAAATTATATGTTCCTGATAAAGCCATTAAATCTGTCCACCTTTTTTATAACCGTTCATTACTTTATTTCTTCCCACAAGACCACCTCCTGCAGCTTTTCTAAAACTAAGACTAGCAATTTTAGGCATAAATCCCTTTCCTTTGGTCAGTCCTTTTTCTGATTCTAAAAGAAGACCATACTCTTCTAATTCTCTAGGAGTAAGTTTAGATACATCAATAGGATTTGGTCGTACCTTACCCTTTTTAGATTGGGAAAGAAAACGATATTTTGTGGGATAGCCCATTAATGCTTTCCTGTTGCTCCCCATCCTCTTTTTGCAGCACCAACACCCATAGGACCACCCTTTTTAAATCCATAGGTTCCTCTTGGTTTTCTTGTAGCTTTAGCAACGTCTCTTCTACCTTTCATAGACATTTTCTTACCAGCTTCTTTACCTCTGGTCATGCCTAGCTGCTCATCTTTTCTTGCATCATAACCCTGTTGCATTTTACCGCCTCCGGCATATCTCCTGCGTTTAGCCTCAGACATAGTACCTGATCTTGATTCTTCTGCAGGAGACAGTCCTACACGACTCATTTTCTTTGGCATAATTTTCCCTCCCTTTTTAAAGTCTAGATGGTCTGGAATCCATCTTTCTTGAGTAAGACGAAATTTAGCTGCATTTAATACAGAAGGACTAGCCTCTTTTCCTTCCATCAGTTTAGCAGTCCTATCTAAAAACCTCATAGCTTTTTGTTCAGCTTCTTTTTTACCCACATCTTGCTTTTCCATAATATCATTAACAAGATAAGAGGGTGGTGTAGTAAACTTCTTAGTTGCCTTTCTTTTTCTTGGCTTTAGACGTTTAGCAACTCCTTTAGCTACTCGACTCAATATTGGCATAACTATGTTCTCCTTTTCATTGTAGCACCCCAACCACGCATAGCCTGTCCTACACCTCTTGGTTTAGAAGCTGATTTTCTTTTGGTCTTTTTAGATTTAATTGAACCGCCTTTTTTCTTTAAGGTCAACTTTCCGCTTTCTACTAATTCCATTAACTCTTTGACTTGAGGCTCAGTTACGCCTTCTTTGAAGCGATCACCCATCATATCATGAATATAACTTGCAGGAGGAGCATATTCTCCTGTTCCTTTTATTCCTTCAGGATATTTGCTACTTTTTGCCACAGACTTTGCCTGACCTGTCATTTTGAGCCTTCTTTTTTGAGCTTGAGACAGTCCTGTGGGAAGCTTTACTTTTGAAAGAGGTGGACCTTCTTCAACAGGATTATACATACGCTCACCAAATTCATCAAAATATTTGAGCTTTTCTGCTCCTGTAGCTTTATCGCCTACATATTCTTTTCTAAGACCCGGACTTGATCCCCTCGGAGGTACATAATTAGGATCAGTTTCTCTCATCTGTCTTTGTTGTTCTTTTAAGAAGTCTCGCCACCGTTTAGGAACTCCTTCAGTTCTAGTTCTTGTAGGCTTGGGTTTGACTGCAGCTTTCTTTCTATCAGCAAGAATCTTTGTAGCTTCTTTTCTATCTACACCTAGCTCGTCCATAATCTCTTTAACGGCAGCAGGAATTCTTCCTCTAGAAGTTCTTTTTCTTCCTCTTTTACCTTTCTTAGCTTTAGGTTTAGTTTCAACTTTAGCTTTAGGTTTAGCTTTAGCTTTAGGTTTAGGTTTAGCTTTGGGTTTGGTAGCTTTCTTAATTACTTCATCACTATCACCCATAATATCTTGACCCCATTTAAGAAGTCTTTTTCCTGCTTTTCCTGCTATTCCTGCTGGCATAATATTAATCCTTATAGGTTATTTCTTTACCGGGTTCATAGTCTACAACGACATCCTGCTCTGGTCCCTGAACTGCTGGTCCTTTTCTTGCAGCACCAAAACCTTGCCCCGTTGGATTACCTGTAACTTCTTTCATAGCTTTTTCATAAGCTGCGTAACCTTTTGCATCATATGAATAATGTTTTCCTTTAAATGTAGGCATTTAACTTCTCCCTCTTTTCATTTTTTTAAAAGTCATAGCAAGTCTAGCACGTTGTCCTAATTTACCCGGTTTTTTTGCAGCAGCCTTTAATGTAGCTGGAGGAATTGTTTTTCCTTTTTTAATACCTAAAGATTTTCTTAAAGCTCCGGGTTTCTTTATTGCTTTTTGTATCCACTTTTTATCTTTTGCCACTTTTCTATTTCCTTTCAGTTCTCTTGGAATATCACTTCTGCTAATTGCCATCAGGGAGAACCCTGTATAATTGGATCAGCAGAACCTGCAGGACTTGCAGCAACTGCCATATCGTCTTGCCTTGTTCTTCTGGCTTGATTTCTTAATCCATCAATAGCTGTTTTAAATTCTGCTTGCCAGATAGGAACTGTATCAAAACTTTTATTGAAAAGAGAAGCTTCAATCATGCAAGCATAGAAGAGCGCATCGTAACAAAAATCAGAAAAATAGTTGTTAGGAGCAGCAGATGTAAGGGTCGCAGGTCTGGAAACATGAAGCACCTCCCCATCATAAGTTGATGTCGGTGTAGGAGCTAAGTAAATAGCTGTATTATTTCTCATTGCATAATATTTTGGCTGTCCTACGGAAGCACTCACATAGGGCCAAAAATCATAAATAAATTCTTGTGTTCTTGGAAGTAAACTAATTCTACTGTTTGCAGTTCCTACAGGAGCAGAAACAGAAGCAGATACAAGAATGTTAAAGTTTCTTACAATCCTTGTTCCACTTGGTAAAGACACAAGAGGATTATTAGCTGAAACAGCTATTGAAGTAAATGTATTTAATCCGTAGTCATCCAGTTGTGTGACTAAACGATTTTCTGCCTTATTAATAAAATACTCTATGTGAGTAGTAAATTCTGTTCCATCATTTTCAGCAGTATTTTGAATATCTGTTACAAGTGTAGAATAAGAAGGCATATAGTTTACCCATAAAAAACGGTTAGAACGGCGGCACTTGAAGGTGCAGAAACTTTAATTACACCACTAGCTTTTGGTCCATAATCTCCTAAATAAATATCTGCTCCAGCTACAGCTTTAAACTTTGTAACAGCACCAACAGTATTAGAGGAAACACCTCCTGCTACATTAACTTGCTTCTCGCCAGTAATTAAATATGTTCCTGCTACATCAGCATACAAGGCATATATTCTTGTAAAAGAGTCATTGGTATTACTTGAATTCAAAGTAACTGAAGTTGTAATATCAACAAGCAGCCCACTTCCAGTTCCACCACCATCAACCATTGCGGTTTTAATATTCGATGACATATTTTATCCCTTTTAAAAATATAAGAAGGAGGGATTTCTCCCTCCCTCTTAATGGTTGAATTAACCAGTATTACCGAAGAAGCCTCTCCAGTCAGACCAACCAAAGCTATAACGCTCTCTGGCTTTGAAACGGAGATTTCCAGTATCAAAATCTGGCTCCATTTTAGTCTGTAGAGGTGCTCTAACAAACATCTTAGTACCGTTAGGAACATTAGTCTTAACGTACCAACCATCTGTATCGGTAAACCGCCGATTAATCTGAGAACCCTTTGGCAGCATTGACATGCTACGAACTGAGTTCACATCGTTCCACCCTGATGGTGCGGTTAGTGCAGAACTGCCGTCAATGGCAATACTACCTGCTGCCGGAACCAACTGGGAGTTTAGTAGTGAATTAGCTGTTGCCCAATAATCTGGTGGAATATGAAGTGAGACAGCAGACCCACCAACCAGAATACCACGATCATCTTTGATCTTCTGAATCGTCGTAAGTGCAGATTCAAGAGATGCATAAGCAAGATCAGCAGCACTCAAGGAGTTGGACTGATTGCCATCACTTATCGTTGGATGGGCAGCACTGAAAAGCGGAACCCCATCTCCACCATGATAAGCAGCAGTATCGGTAAAGCCGTTGTTGAAGATATCAGCAGCTTTAACCTCTTTCGTATTAGCCATCGCTCTTGCAAGACCTTTGGCACGAAGTTTGGCGAAGGTATCATACAGATTGTCCTCCATCGCCTCTTCCGTGACAGCAAAAGCAAGACTAATGGTTTCATTAGTATAACGGGCAGTATAACTTTCTGAAGCAGTATCATAAGTTACTGCAGCACCCTCTCCCTTAACAGGAGCAGTACCAAACCCAGTAAACAGAACCTCTTCTTCAAAGGCTCTATCTGAATTTTCAATTTCAAAAAGTGCTCTATGCTCGTTATCAACATCCCCGTATTCTAAACCAAACACGGCGTTCAAACCGGGGAGTAGTTCTTTAGCAATACTAGCTCTATTAATAGCCATAATCTAACTCCCCCTATGCTAGTGTTACGCTAGGTGCAAGCATCGCTTTGTGATGTGCAAGCCTAACTTCAAGTACTGGGAATGCTCTTTCTGTCGCAACAGTAATATCATTTCCCGGTTCGTCTTTCACAGCTACTGGATATACATCAATAGCTTGTGTTGCTAGTCTGGTCGCAGCTTTAATACCAAAACCTGACTGGCCGGTAACAGTTGATCCAGCACCAACAGTCAATCCAAAGAAAGACTGATTAATATCGCCAGCAGAAACAGAAGCATCTGCCTGAATATAATATGTTGCTGTCGGATCAGTATTTACCATAGCCGTGGCGTTAGTGGCAGAAGTGCCAGTAGGCCAATATTTACTCCATTTTGGTTGTCCATCCTGAACATAATGACACCCTTGGAATACACCTACAACAATAGGAGCATCACCAAGAGAAGTGCCACCAACAGTAACTGGTTCACAGTTACCTAAAGTAGCTTTAACTGTATCACCAGTAAAGATATTTTTTGCCAACCCTGATGCAATAGGAATCTCCTCAAAACCAGTGGAGTTAGCACCAGAGCCACGCATTCTTGCAGGTTGGAAACCACGGAGAGCTTTTGAAGTACTCATATATTTTCTCCTTTAAAATAAAGTTTCCCTAATAAACCCTCTAACTAGAAACTAATCCTGAAAATTAGGACTCCTTCCTCTTGTCACAGAGGATTTACTATTATTAGTTATAGGCATTCTGGAATCAGAGGAGTTCTCTAACTGTGAATTAACTGCAGTCATTAGATTGTCACTCTTATTCTGGAAATACCTCTGACGGGCAGCGATTTTTCCTTTAGGCATTTTTGCCAAGGCCAAGTCTCCACGACAGACCGTACCGCTATACCGCCCTTCCTCCAGCACGATAGAGGAATGTATCATCTCAGGAACTTCATCTGGAGCTACAAAAGTCCATCCTTCAGCCAACTTCTTTCCAATATTCTGATAGTCATCGTTTTCTCTCAGCTTAATTCGTAGCCAACGTAATCCCATATTCTGGTCATCGAAACGATTTTGAACACTATCAGGAATATCTAAAGCATCTGGCTCTTCGTAAGTCCATTCTGTTTCTTCTCTAGTTTCCAGTTCTCTTTGATTTGCACTTCGCGCATTTTGATTTCGTGTATCCATAGTGTTAACCTCCACGCTGTGTTTGAATAGTTGTATATTCCCCATCGGCTAAATCAGCCTTTCTTTTTTCTGCGGCATATACCTCAAGAGGAATATTCCATTTAGTAGCTAACCTCACATCTTCTTGTGATAGTTTAACTTTTTTACTGGAACTTGCAGGTTTGCGTGATGCTCCTGCAACCACTTGAGCAGGTTGTGTCGTAACCTGTTCCGAAACTTCTTCTTCTACCTCCTCATATCTATGAGGAAATTCCTTTTTTAATCTTCTGTCTATTTCTGTATAAAAATCATCGTCAGAAGTATTAAATCCCATCTGCTTTAATTCAGCATCTATAGCTAAAGCTGCTGCAGTTCTTACTGAGTCTTTACCAAACCATTCATTTTCTGCAGCCCAACTTTGAGCTTTTGGATCAGGAGCTTGAGGTGCAGCCCTCTTTTGTTCCTGTCTTTGTTCAATTGCTTTTTCATAATTAGAAAGAGCAACTTTTCTTTCACCTAAATTCTGTAAGTCAAGCTGTGCTTGGTTTAAAGCTTCCTGCGCCTTAAGAACTTTATCTGAATCTCCATCTTCATAAGCTTCTCTATAATTACTTCTTGCTAATTCAATCTTATCTGTAAGCTGTTGTTCAGAAACTTCTGTACTTACTTTTTGAGTATCAGTAAACTGTTTTTCTCTTGTTAAAATACTTCTTTGCAATTCTTCATTATCTTGCATTAGTTTCTGAATCTGCTCATCTCTAGATTTTCTCTGAGAAACTAACTGCCTAATTCTTTTTTGTGCTCCTTTTGTTTCTATCCCGTCAAGTTCTTCTGGCTCTTCTACAGTTTTTTCTTTAACTTCGACAGGTTTCGTTTCTTTTTTAGGAGCCATCTCTCCTTCAATTTCAAAATCTACTTTTTCTTCCGACACTTCTATATTATTCCACCCTTCTTGAGTATCACTCATTATTTTTCTCCCTTACGTTGCCACGAAAGCAATTCGATTTACGTTAGTGTTCATATTATACTATAAGTTATAGTGATCGCGCAACCCCCTGTTAATTAGATAAATTAAATGTTGGGTCTAAATATTTTGGATTTTGTACTTTCAGCAGAATTTGATCATCAAATAAGAGAATTAATTTAATTCCTTTATACTGCATCTTTACTCCTGCATTTTTACCGTAGCAAACATAGTCTCCTTTTTTACACCACGGTCCTTCAGGAAATTTATCTTTATCCATATAAGCTAACTTTCCTAAAGTTATAACTCGTCCTACTGTTGTAAGATAAGCCATGTCATCTTTTGTTGAATCGGGAAGAAGAACACCCCCCTTTGTTTTTGTTTTAACAGAAACGGGACGAACTAGAACATGATATCCCGGTATAGTTGGAAGAGGAGAAGGATCGGAAACTTCCTCCTCCTCCCCAGAAATCCACTTATCGTTTATAATTGCTTTGTTTAAAGCTAGTTGTTGCATATTTAATTTTCTCCTTTAATCGTCATCATTGTCTGAACGCATTCTTTTCTTAAGAATATCTCTCAGTGCTTCTCTTGACCATTCTATACCAGCACAGTATCCTACCATATGTTTATAAGTAGGAAAATCATCTGCACTTCCTGCAGCAACTGCTCTAACTATTGTTTCTAATTCTTTATTATATTTTTGGACGACCTCATCCCAAAGCTCCATGTTTATTCTGCTGCCTCCACAACAGGCTGATTCTGATAGAACTCAGGCCATCCAACCATGTTAAAGACATATCCTATTGCCATACCTACACCTATGGCAATTATAATTTTCCAATGCTTGGAGCAACAACTTATTATTCTTTCACTCCACGCTGTAATACTTGAAATTATGTTCATATATTACTCCTTGTCTGTTTCATTATACTCACCCTTTTCCCCTTCCATTCTGGTTGCCATTTCCGCAACCTTAATCAAAGTTTCTTGGGCTTGTTTATTTCCTTCTGCCTCGCCTCTTTCTGCTGTATCTATTAATTTTATTAAAGCTTTTAACTGTTCAATATTACTTTTTACTGCATCTCCTTTTGAGGCTTGAGACAACTTTGCCAATGTATCCATAACTTTTAGTTCCTGTTCCTGATTTAAATCAGCTTCCTTAACTGCAGCATTAAATAACATATCTACAGCTTTCATGGATTGTTTAGCAATTCTATCCCTTTCTTTTTCTTCTGACTTACTCTGCTGTTCTGCTCCCTTTTGAACAGCCTTTACAGCTATTTCAGATTCTTCAATATCTAACTTCCTATTTTCTAAAGCAGCTTCTGTTGCATCAGTTTGTAATTGTATCTGAAGTTTCTGCTGTTCCAAAGCTAGTCTGGCTTTTTCAATCTCTACCATCTGCTGTTCTGGAGACTGCTGTGGACCCATAGCCATATTTGCATTAAGAACCTGTTGTGCAGCCTGTGCCATAGCAAGTTCTGCTGTTTGAGGCATTGCTGCTTGATCAGGAGGTAACTGCTCAATCATCTTCCTTGCAACACCATTTACCTGTTCTTGGTATTTCATAATTGAATGTTCCTGAATATTAGATTCAAGAAGAGGTTTTATTCTTTGCATAATTGGAGACTTACCATGAGCAGGGTCTTGTAAGTATGCCATCTTTATCTGAATATGAGCATCATGATTCTGACCGGGGAAGGACGCAATTGGAACTCCCTTTGTTGCAGCCATAATATCTGAAATAGGATCAAGGGGTTTAGGCTCAATCTTTGGAGGAAGTATCTGATCCAGATTCGGCATATTCGCCGCTCCAAGGATTGTTCTATTTAAAGCTTCCAGATTGAACATACCGGGAGGAGACTGTTGAGATAACTGTAAAGCCATCTGAGCCAACATCATCCTGTGTGCATTAGAGGGAATATTGGGATCAGAAACGGGGATAATATCTACCCTTCCGTCAAAATCCCTTTTTAGAACGTGTCGGGATTGCCCCGGCACATTGAACGGATATTCATTTGGTAGGTAATCGTGATTGATTCTTCCCAATATCTTTAGCTCATCTCTCTGCGATTTGTGAAGTCTTTTATGTATAGCACTGAAAAACTTACTTGACGCTTCAAGCAAAGCCATTGTCGTTCCGACAGGACCATATGAGGAAGCATCTGATACCATTTTTTCTGTGTTATCAGCAAACTTCTGACCTGCCCCTGAAACAAAGCCAAGCATCTGGAACAGAGTCGAGGAAGGCTCTTTATATGGCAAAGTAATAATTGCTTTACTTAGGTCCATACCAGTTGCTTCAACTTCTTTAAATTCCCCCGGTGCTATTGGATCATTATCGCCTACAATTCTAACTCCTTTAGCCTTATATCCCCCCGGTAGGTTCGCAAACTGACCTGCATCAATGAGTGCTCTCATGGCTGCTGTCGCAGTCATTGTGAGATTACCAAGGAAGTGGATCAGTCCTAACCCGTAAAAACCGAATCCCGGTACGAATCTATAGTGTACAAAATGTAATATTTTTTGTCTCGTTTCGTCGTCGGGCTTGTAGTTTCTACGAATACTAAGTATTTTTCTTGATTGCTCTTCCAGAGTGACAATGTAGGGAAGAGCAATTCCATCATCGTATTCTGGATCATCTTCCAGTTCTAGATAACAATGCTGCTCCAATAAAGTATATTGAGGATCATCTGCTCCTGCAGGAGACACACCAAGGATTGTATCCATCTTGGTTGTCATTGCACTTAGCATTGGTATTCCTGCATCTGGAAGATCGACATCCATATACATACCTGAAGCTATTTCTCTAGCTAAATCATTTGGACTTCTATAAATAACATGAGTATACCTATCTGCTTTTCTTAAATCACTTGCATAATAAGAGACATAGAACTGGTCAATAGGAACAAACTCTGAAACTGGTCTGTCCAAAGAAGCGTCATAATAAATCTTTTTGAATGCTGAACCTATCAATGGCAGATGGAAAAGCATTCTTTCAAACTCATCAAAGTATTCTGGCATCTGCTCAGTAAGCTGGTAGTTCATAAACTGCTCTACCCTGTCAGCTTGCATTTCTTTTTCTGGAGAATAGTCTCCCATGATCTGAGCTTTAACTGGACCAGAAGGAGGAAATAATTCGTTGGATGCTTTTGACTGGAACTTAACAGCGTTCTCTACAAGCATTGGATGTACTGCTGTACATGCTCCCTCGAAAGGCTGTGAAGCTTCCTCAAGTTTTAATCCAAGAAGATCGAAGCCTCTTTCAAACATAGACTCCCATTCATTTCTTGAATCCTTATCTGCAGTAAACTTATCAAAAACTCCTGCAGATATGTCTTCTAAATCTGTATCATCTATGTTTTCAGCGAGATTTTCAAACCACTCTTCTACTGTGGGCTTTTGTTCAACCTCCAGACTGTCCTCAAAATTGACTACAACTCCCCCATCTGGGGATGCATCAATAGTAACTGCTTCTCCTATTTCAGCAGACACGCCACCTTGCCCCACAGGAAGGGTAATGATTTCTGCCTGTTGTCCTATTGTTTCATATGGATTTCGTTCAGTTGCCATTCTTATAAGTATCCTTAAATTTTGAAATGTCCCAAGTACTCGCCTTGCACCATTATAACACTAAAAATTCCAGTACGCAACCCTCTGTTGTCTACGGGGATTTTCGTCATCTTCCCAAGAGGGATCATCTGGGTGGCCTATACGCCAAGACTCTCTCATATAATGGACTGCCATTGTCAGGGCATCCACCTGATCATCATGCTTTGCATGGGGAAAGGTAATTAATTCTTCTACGAGTTCATCTGCCCATCTTTTATTCTTTGGTATCCAAACTCTTCCTGCTTCAAGTAAAGGACTTGCTGCATATACCCTTGCAACCTTATCCTTATCTGGTGTATATTCCAGAACTGGCAGACCTCCTCTTCTCATATCCTGTATAAGAGACTGTCCAGAGGCTTTCTTTTCTACAATACACACATCTGGCTTATACTCATCGTAGAGAAGCTGCGCCATTCTTCTTAGATCAGGGTATTCATAGCGTCCTCTCTGGTTTCCAAGCAGGATAAGATTACCTCCATAGTATTCTCTTCCCTTATCATCTTCTTCTGCTGTATCAAAAATACCCCATGTCTGTATGACACTGAAATCTGCAGTTGTTCTTGTACTGAACGCTGTATCATATGTCTGAATTATAAAATCACATTCAGGAGGATCGTCGTAATCCCATTCCTGTATCCACCTCTTCTTTATTACACCCCCTTCTTCAGGGGTTGGGTTCTGCATATATAAAGAGTTCCAGTATCTGGACCCATTACTTGCAATAATCTCTTCTTCATCTATTCTTAAAATTTCATCTGGCTTCCATTCAGGAAAATAGCTTGATCCTACAGGTAAATCCAGTAATTCAGAAGCTTCATCGTCTATCCATGCAGGAATCTTTACAACTTCCCAAGGATATGTTACTTCCATATCCATTATTTCCTGTTGTTTTAGCAACCATCCACAGAGATCATCATGATGATACCTTGTATTAATGATAACTATCGCACCATTAGGCATAATACGGGTTCTTAAGCCAGCAGGATACCATTCCTTGATATATCTCCTACCTGCTTCAGAGAAAGAGTCTTCTTCAGACATTGCATCGTCTAATATGGCTATATGTGCACCTCTACCAGCAATCTGGCTTCGCACACCTGCCGCATAGTACGTTCCATTGTGGTTTGTCTTCCACTTTCCTGCTGCCCTTACATCTGATCTTAGAGTAACCCCCTTGAATATGTCCTGAAACTTGTCCATTCCAACAATATCTCTTACTGATCTACCGAAATCAGAAGATAGTTGGTCACTATGAGAGATTGTAAGGATTTCGTGCTCTGGATTATTACCTATATACCAAGCAGGGAATAGCTTTGAGCAGATTACAGACTTTGAACTACGAGGAGGAAGAAAGACCATAAGCCTTTTTATCTTTCCTTCCTTAACTTTCTGTAATTTATCTGCTAAAACCCTGATGTGCTTCCCCATCTTCCAGTCAGAGACAAGGGTTGGAGCCATTAATCTGATAAAAGACAGGAAATCATCATTACATTTGGATGTAATCCTCTGATCCAGTAAGGAATACATCGCAAGAAGACCATCATACTTGCTTATTTCTGTGTTTTCTATGTTTTGTTCTGTCATATGTTATATATAGTTATTATAAAAGAAGGGAATATTAAAAGATAAATATAAAGTGTATATAATTTAAAGAGTTTGTCTTGTCTGTGTAGATTATAACATATCTATATAGACTACACAAGCCCCGGTTTGGAATTAATTACCCCAGATGAGAGTGACCCTTGTATTTTTTGTAAATTTTTGAGAGGTCTGTTTATATATATATGAGTGTGTGCGTGTTTGTGGGGGTGGGTACGCATAATGCGCGACGAAAAATCTCTGGATTTTCAAAGGAATTCCTTGGATTTTAAAACCCTTTAGGGTTTTATCTAGTCTATTTAGCTCTCCATAGAACGAACTCTACGAGTTCTATGGAGAGCTAAATAGTTCAGTGGTTTTGAGGGAAGGTTTTCCAGTTCATCGAAGATGTCCCTACAAAATCACTTCAACGCTACTCTGTAGCGTTCCTTAGAACTTCCAAGCTATTGTTTTAACAATAGTTTTTCCAGATCAAAGCCTTTACCAAGGCTTCCTGCACATGATGAAATCCTTTAGGATTTTGAGGAGGACTTGACAGGCTTTGATGAAACTGTTAGGAAAATACCCCTGACTTCTTAGGAAGGGGATATTTTACTTATTAGGAGATTTTGCGATGGAGCATTTGACTGGTGTTTTGTGGATCGTTCAAGACTTTGCAGAGACAAAAGGGGTTATGGTTTCAGTCAGCCCTGATGGAATTGGTTTCGATAGTCACATGCTCTCTACTGGAGAGCATATTGATTGGTCAGTAGATATCTTGGAGACAGAGATATTTATAAATAATCTTTGACTTTGTAGCTATTTATTCCCTCTAGAATGAACTCTAGTGAGTTCTAGAGGGAATTAAATAGAATTTGGATTTTTAACCGCCAACTTGGAGGATATTCCTATGGCAAAACGTACAGAGAAGATTTTTCAGTCACAAAGCCCCAAAGGTCGTTGGATTACTTTTGACAAAGGCAGAGATAAATTTGCCGATATGGTCAAGAGTGGCCGCGCAATTAGGATTTTACATCCTAATGGGAACTCGAAAGTCATCGTAGGAGTTGCTGCATAGCAAAGACTTTTGAAGATGAGGGAGCGTCTTTTGGGACGTTCCCAATTCTTGAACAGTCTTTGATTTTGTAACTATTTACTCTCTATAGAATGAACTCTAGTGAGTTCTATAGAGAGTTAAATAGAATTTGGTGTTCTTTGTGGAAGATGTGTGATGTGTAGTGCAGTATTTCTTGCCAAAGCATCACTAAGACCAAGTTTGTCAGCTTGAGCCTTTCCTTTGACAAGAAGGGTCTTCCACAAAGCACACCATTTTTAACCATAGCAAAGGAGATGGGTATGTCTAGTCGCGTTAAGATTGAACTTACTTTTGAAGCTGATCTTGATATGGTTCCGGGTTGGGGTCATGAGCCAGAGGATTGGGTAAACTACGTTACACAAAATCTAATGTCGTCAACTTATAATTCTTGTGTTACTGTTCACAAAGTTGAAAAGGAAAGAAAAATATAGACCTTTTGTAAAAGACTTTTGAAGGTGAGGGAATGTCCTATAGGATGTTCCCTATCCTTGAGTAGTCTTTAACCATAGCAAAGGAGATGGGTATGAATTTAAGACGTGAAAACGATGTGAAAAAATCAAATATTAGGCATTTAATTAACTGCCTAACCTTGATTACCATTACACTGATTGTTTGCATGACAGTTATAGACCTTTTGTAAAAGACTTTTGAAGGTGAGGGAGCATCCTTTAGGATGTTCCCTATCCTTGAACAGTCTTTGACCATAGCAAAGGAAGGAAAGTAAATTATGAACGAAATAAATAATTTAGCTGAAGTCTACGGTTCCTACGCTGATTACCATTCCGCTGTATCAAAAACTATTAAAGAAACTGTGGACTGGGCAGATAAAAGATTAAATAAAATAATAAGGCTCAGACTATTAAGTGATCCCTGTTTTCCTGCTTGGGATATTTCTTATTGTCATGGTCAACTCAAAGACGGGACTTTTGTAAATGTGGAGTTGCCTTTTCCCGACGGCCAGCTTCCGAAAGGTAAAGGTAGGATCACTAAAGCTATCCTTGCAGAAGCCAAAGTAGATGGTGTTTATGCCAAAGGATTAGGTATTTTCAATGCAATAAGTTGTCTTTCATAACAAAGGAAGGATAGTAAAAATGTATAATCCAAATTGTGAGGAAGGTTTTGTTACTTTTCATGGCATAGATAAAGGTTATCCAGAAAATAAAATTATTTATGTAGAGGAACGAGACAACTATGGATCGAAAAGAATATATCCTATTTGTCCTAAAGGAAGGCTCTTTGCAAGACTTGCAGGAACAAAGACACTCACTCTGGAAGTGATTGAAACTATTAAGAAACTAGGATATACTATTATAGAAGAAGGAAAAATTCTATGAGCCATATAATCTATGATGGTCCATCCCTACTTGATGGAAAACCTATTGTTGCTATAGCCTTACAAGGTAAGTCTAACAATGACAAAACTGGTGACATGGTACAAACTTATATACTTTGTAAGGATACTGATCCAAGGATAGCTAATAAAAACGGGTTAGATTATTCTATCTGTGGTGATTGTATCCATCGCGGCATACCACACAATGATCCGAAAAAGAAACTTGCAAAGAAAAGAACTTGCTATGTATTTATTGGTCAAGGTCCAGTGCTGGTATACAAGGCTTACAAAGCTGGTAAATATATCAAAATTACAACTCACAAAGATATATCTGAAATAGGGGATGGACGTAGTGTCAGGTTAGGCACTTATGGCGATCCTTCAGCAGTACCAGCTTATGTATGGGAAAGTTTACTGTCTAAAAGCTCTGGGCATACAGCATATAGTCACCAGAAAGATATAGAAAATGCTGACTTCCAGCCCAAGTTTATGATGGAAAGTGCAGATACTTTGAAACAAGCAATGGATGCTTGGTCTAAAGATCATAGAACATACCGTACCATAGCGTCTATGGATGAGATAGTTAAAGGAAAAGAAATACTTTGTCCTGCAAGCAAAGAGGCTGGGCGAAGAACACAGTGTACCAAGTGCTTGCTATGTTCTGGCTCTCAAATTAAAGCTAAGTCCATAGCTATAGTGGTGCATGGTAATGGTGCAGTACATTACACACAATAAAAGGAAAAGAAAATGGATGAAATAAAAAGATTATTACTAAATGCAAGAGATAGTCTTGAATGGATTATGGGTAGACCAGAATGGGAAAGTTTATCTGAAGGGTCTAGTGCAAGTGAGATAGTAGAAGAAATAGATAGAATTTTTGGAAGGAAAATAAAATGAGTAAAATTAAAAATCTTACTATGCAAATTGAAGAGTTCTGTGATGGCTATTTCTATGGTGGTGAAGTCGATTTTACTATCGAAGAAGTATCCGAAGATGTAGAGAAATACTTTAGCTCTGCCGATGCAGGAAAATATGCAAAGAATTATATTGAAAAAACACTAAAGGATTTATGATATGATTACAGGATATGATGTAACAGTCTTCAGAGAAGTGACACAGAAAACAGAACTTACAATCTTTAATCACTTTGTCAACTTAACTGAAGATCAAATAAAGAAACTTGCTCTTAAGGAACTCGATGAAATACCAGACTATGATTGGTTTAATTTAGAAATACATGAAGAAACAGTAGTTGTGGGCAAGGACTTAAAGGAAGGAAAATAAAATGAATGTAGAACAACGAGTAGAAAACTTGATGGCAGAAGCCAAGTCGAGTAGGCGTAGAGGTTGGGCCATGTCAGAAATTCTTAAAGAGTTTAAGGATAAAAAGGAACAGGCCAAGGCAAGGGAGTATATCATAGATAAATATGGGAGTGCATCCTGATTGCCGAAGTCCAATAGGCTATATAGACCCTATAGAGTGAGTTCTACGAACTCTATAGGGTTCTATATAGTTAGTTGCGTCAACCCACCAACAGTGATATAATTACTTAGGAGATTAAACAGATGAAGTACGATCACCAGATGCCAGAAATTAATTTACACGAAGTTAATGAAGTTACGGCAGAAAGAACTAATCACAATTACTTTTCAACTACAAGGGTAAGGGTTGGTAGTGAGAATGGTGGAGGATTAAAAGCTGTATTATATCATGACCCTGACTTAGTGATAGAGGTAAAGGTAAGGAAACGTACAGATGCAGAAAAGAAAAGAGAAGAAAAGAAAGCTGCCTAAGAACAGGAGTAAGGCTGCTTCTGTCCTGTGGCGTTTAGGTCATCCTGTCGTGCCACCAAAGCGTGGCAGGTTGGCTCCCTATAAAAGAAAAAAGAAAGAGTGGGGATAAACGATGCAATATTGGAACACATTTAATGGAAGAAGGAGTAGTAACGTGTCACTACAAAATGAAAATAACAAAGGTATAGAGGAGCGTTTAAGTAAAATAGAGGAACGCTTAGACATGATAGATAATTTTTTAAATAACAATACAACAAGTTACAGTAGCTTCGCCACCGCCAAAGATTTATATGAACAGTCAGACTTGCGTGACGAGGTTAGGGGCTTCGTGGAAAGAGATTTTTATATTTCCTCTAACATTGAGATTAGGAGCGCAAGATGATTGAAACAATTCTTATTACAACTGCAGTACTATTAATTGTTGATTTGTTTCTGAGTGGAGTATTATAAAATGGTAGAGATATATAACTTCAGAGCTATAAGAGAAGATGTCCTTGATAAAAAGGGATTACTAACTATGGAAGATGAAGTAAGGGTTGACATGTTAGAGCGTGGTCTAAATCCTACATCTTCCAAAGATATAAAAGAGTTCTGGAATATAATATCAAAAGGAAAAATAGCAAATGAGCAACATACATAACGACGAAATATTAGAAAATATTTACGATACAGTCTATGAAGAACTTATTAAAGCTGGGCATCCACCCAGTGCGGCAGAATATGTTGGTCAAATCTTGGCAAGAAAAATATTTGATGAAGAAGATGTAACTTCTTTGGATTTATTTACTGCATGTAAGGATTATTGCGCCCAGAACTGGTGGAGTTTAAAGAAAGGAAAAGACGATGGGAAATCATAAACCATATTTAAGTCATGATGAAATAAGCTACAACATATCAGAGTATCTCTGTACAGTAGCTGGTGTAGATAGCATTACAGATATATCTTTAGATGAAATAAATAGTTACATGTCTGGCTTAGAAGATTTTTATAATAAAGAATCTAATGACGTATACAAAAATTCATGTGACGATTCGGACTGCTTCTGTCGCAAACAACTGGATTGGCCGGATAATATTCGAGATGGTTGTGAACGGGAAGCCGCCTATAATAGAGAAGCTAAGACTGCTCACAATCCCTTTTCTTCTGTAAGAAACATTGTGGGTTCTGCAGTCATGTCTACATTTAAGGGTACATAAAATGAAAAGTAAATTAAAAGTTATCCATGATATTATTAAAGGTAAAAATTCCCCAAACTTTAACAAGTTAAATAGAATAGGATGGATACTATTTCCTTCCCTGTGTATGTTAAAAGATAGACTTGTTGCTAAAAGAAAATATAAAAGAGATATTAAACTTGGTAAGGCTGTTATTAAAAACGGAATGAAACTTTATTACGAATAGGAGAAGGCTATGCCAGTAATTAAACCAACACATTCCCCAAGAATAGAGTATGTAACAAGAGAAGTAGATAATAAAAGAGTTAAGTGGGTTGAGAAATCCCTGTCTTCTTTATCCTCTTTAGAAGAAATAAAACAAATAAATCCCTTTACAGGTAAGCGTAACTGGTGTTATGATCACTATGTATGGGTCATAGAAAGTGTTCGTGATCCTAACTGTGCTAAACTTTCTAGGAGAAAGTAAATGGAACTAATGTTAATGAACGATGGGTTATATATACATACAGACACCACTAAAGAAGAGAACAATAATGAAAAAAAGAAGCACAGGCAGATACTAATAGATAGATTAGACGTTTTTAGTTTAGAAGATTTAATCTTTAAGTTTATTAATAAATTAAAAAAAGTACCTAACTCTCAGGCTATTCATGATTTATCAGAAGTAAATAATTGGCTTTATAATTATCAAATAGATTTAGGGGATGCAATAGAGCAACGTAAGCAGGAGAGTTTACTAGATAAACTTAAAGAATTACGCAATGAAATTCTTACAGGTGAGAAAGAAACTGCAGCAACTAATATAGGGAGTGGTGAATTTTCTTATATGAAAGAGCCTTATGATGTACATAAAGCAATCAGAATAAAACTAGATGATATAATAAATAATCATCAGTTTTTAACTGACTTTGGTTCAATTGAGGGAGGTAAGATGAACAGCTAATGGCTGTTACTGAGATAGAAGAAATAGTATTTAGATTAAAAGCAGTCCAAAGAGGTATTGAACAAATACCATTTAATTCTATGGAACAGGAACTCATATGGAGGAGTATATATGAAGAGATAAAACAAATACAGGAAACATTAGAAGAAGATGAAGCATTTAAAACTGAAATAGTTATTAACTAAAGGAAGAAACTTATGCTAGAACATTTAACATCTACCAAAGATAGAAATATATTTTTCCCAGTATTTTCAGAACCTGTTCGTGGACTTTTTAGTGGTCTAGAAGCATCTAAGAAAAAGATGCTTACGACATGGACTTCAAAGGATGAGTATCGTGAAAACCTTTCAAAGAAATATCTGTCTGTCGTCAACGAAAATTACAGAGTTGTAGAGAATAAAGAAATTCTTCTACCTTTACAGGAGCAGATGGTAAATTACTTTGATCCCACAGTTCTAAAAGGAATAAAAATTAAGGATACAATCCTTAAAGATGGTGCGGTATGCTGGTCAGAGTATACCTTCCCAGATATTTCTCAGGAGATTACAGCAAAGAGTGGACACAAAACAAAGTTTAATCTTAGATATATTCTTAAGAATACCTTTGATGGAAGTGGCTCGGTCATGTTGTACAGTGGGGATATTGATACCTTCTGCACTAATGGAATGATCTCTGGATCATATGACATTACAAAGAAAAGGCATACAAAGAACTTCAATACAGAAGGTTTCCTAGATGCTTTTGATAAGACATTAGTGACCCATAAGCAACAGGTAGAGAAGTATCAGAAATGGGCTGACACGTTTATCTCTGCACCAAGAGTTAGGAAGCTGTTGGAAAATCTTACAAAATCTCCAATGCAAAAGAAGAAGAAACATACACTCTCTGACAGACTGTATCGCCAGTTTGCTGAAGAGGTAAAAACCAGAGGCCAGACTGTCTTTGCTTTGACCTCTGCAATGAGTGCCTATGCTTCCCATAACTCACCCCGTTTCCCTGTTTCCAAGGCAGGTGATGCAGGAACTTTGTTAAAGAGACAAGAAAGAGTTGGAGCATGGCTTAATTCTTATCACTTTAAAGCTATGCTAGAGCATGTCTAATGAAAAAGTATTTACTATGGGGAGTCTTTATGGCTCCCCTTTTTTTGTGTATGTCTGCTAAAGCTGGCATGCTAACCCTCCAAAAACAGATCACTTGTTTAACAGAGGCTATTTATTTTGAGGCTAGGGGTGAGAATTTTATTGGACAACTAGCAGTAGCTAATGTTATACTGAACAGAGTTCGGCATGTTAAATTTCCTAACACAGTATGTGACGTGGTGCATGAAGGACGTTACTGGAAAGGTAATCCAGTCAGAAACAAGTGCCAATTTTCTTATTGGTGTGATGGTAAGTCAGAGAAAATGAAAGACAAGACTGCTTTAGAACAAGCTAAAAACATAGCAATCCTTTCCCTAGCTGGTGCTAGAATAGACAGGATGGAAAATGTTTTATACTATCACGCATCTTATATGCGACCCTACTGGATTTCTTATGTAGATAGGGTAGAGAAAATAGGAACCCATATATTTTACAGGAGTAAATAGGATGTCTAAAAATCTTTGGGATAAAGATAGAAAAGTTATTGTGCGTCAACTCATTAAAGAATATTTAGAAGAAGGCTATTCAATTAAGGAAGCAAAGAAGTATGCTAGTGAAGAAGCTAATGAAGTTATGGCAGATAAAATGTCTTTTGTAGAGAATATTCAAAATGAGGCATGGGAGAATGAGGATGGATAGATGGATGGTGCGTCTAAAGAATAAAAATCAAACAGCAAGTTGGAGATTTAATTCAAAAAGAAAAGCAGAAGACTTTTTAAATGATAGAAGAAAACTTGTGCAACACTTAGGATATGACCCCGATCAGGTGTACTTATTAGTTCCTGTAGAGAGAGTTCTTACGAACTCTACAGGGACTAATAAAAATAGGAGAGGAGTATGACTAGTCAATTTATTAAACACGTTGCTTGTGAAAATTGCGGATCATCTGATGGTAATGGTTTATATGATGATGGTCATCAGTATTGTTTTGTCTGTGAAACATTTATTTCTAATGAGGAAGGTGACGAAATGCCAGACACTGTAAAGAAGGCTCCCATACAGGGAGTATATACAAACATTTTATCTAAGGGAATTCTATCTGAAATTCCTGATAGGCGATTAACTTTATCTACTTGTAAGTCTTACGGAGTTACAGTTGAGCTAACTAATGAGGCTGTTACAAAACATATATATCCTTATTATAATGCTGAAGGACATCATGTAGGAAATAAAACTAGGGTAGTAGCAACAAAAGAATTTAGATCAGAAGGTAATATAAGTGATGGTGTTCTGTTTGGTCAGAACAAGTTTGATCCAACAGGAAAGTATATTACTGTTACAGAGGGAGAGCTAGACGCATTGGCATGTTACCAAATATTTGGTTCTAAATGGCCTTGTGTTTCAGTTAAGTCTGCTTCTTCAGCATTAGCAGACTGTAAGAAAAACTTTAAGTATTTAAATTCTTTTGATAATATTGTATTATGTTTTGATAATGATCTGGCAGGAAGAACTGCAGCCAATAAAGTTGCAGCTATTTTCGAGCCACATAAATGTAAGATTGTAAATCTTAAATCTTTTAAAGATGCAAGTGATTATCTAAAGGCTGGACAAAGGGAAGAGTTCATTCAGCTATGGTGGAATGCTACACCTTATACTCCTGCTGGTCTTATAAATCTAGGAACTCTTGGTTCTTCTTTATATGAAGAAAATTATTGTGAAACTGTGAGCTATCCTTGGACTGGACTTAATGAGAAAATCTATGGGATAAGAACTGGTGAGCTTGTTACCTTTACCAGTGGTACTGGGATGGGTAAGAGTAGTGTACTCAGAGAGTTAATGTATCACATTATGAAAAATACAGAGGATAACATAGGGATATTTGCTTTAGAGGAAAGCATAAAGAATACTGCATTTAATATCATGTCCGTAGAGGCTAACCAAAGATTATACATTAAGGAAATCAGAGATACATTTTCATTAGAACAGCTAAAGGAGTGGGAGAATAATACCATTGGAACGAATAGGTTTGTAGCCTTCGATCACTTTGGTTCTATGTCTAATGAAGATATCCTTGGGCTTGTCAGGTTTATGTCTAATGCACTGGACTGTAAGTGGGTAGTTCTTGACCATATATCAATGGTTATTTCTGGACAGCAGGACGGGGATGAAAGACGTAACATAGATAACTTGATGACTAACTTAAGAAAGATCGTCGAGGAGTGTAATATTTCTCTGCTTGTTGTGTCTCACCTCAGAAGGACATCTTCTGATAGAGGACATGAGGAAGGAAGAGAAGTATCTTTAGCCCACCTTAGAGGATCACAGAGCATAGCTCAACTGTCTGATGCTGTTATAGCCTTAGAACGTAACCAACAGTCTGAAGACCCAACAGAAGCGAACACTACAACCATAAGGATATTGAAAAATAGATATACAGGAGAGACAGGTATAGCTACCTACTTGTTTTATGATAAGGAAAGTGGTAGAATGTCAGAAATATCTAATCCTTTTGAAGGAGACAGCGATGAGGTGCATAGTTGACATAGAAACAAATGGACTAATTAAAGAAGCAACTACTGTGCATTGTATTGTAGCCGCAGATATAGATACAGGACAAAGCTATGTATTCAAACAGGCTGAATGCTATACAGCTTTTCCTGTATGGGCCAAACAAGTTCAGAAATTTATAATGCATAACGGTATTTCTTTTGATGCTCCAGTTGTCAACAAGCTTATAGGAAAAACAATTAATTTAAATTCTGTTACAGATACTCTTATTTTATCTCAACTTTATAATCCCACGAGAGAGGGTGGACATTCTCTAAAAGAGTGGGGTGATAAACTTTCTTTACCTAAAGAAGAGATAAATGATTTTTCTCAGTTTACTGAGGCGATGCTAGATTACTGTAAGCAGGATATAAACATAACATATAAATTGTACAAACAATTAGAAGCTGAAGGAAGAAACTTTTCTTCTCGCTCTGTAAAATTAGAACACGCAATCAGGGCTGCTATTGATGTTCAAGAAAGTAATGGCTTTGCTTTAGACATGCCTTACGCAATGACTTTGCAGGGTAAATTTGAGGACGAGTCAGATCAAATACAAAGAGAACTTCAAGAAATTTTTGAACCTATAGTAACTATTAGACATCACAAAACATCTGGTAAGAGATTGTCTGATCATGTAGAGGTTTTTAACCCTGCTTCAAGAAAACAAATTGCTGAAAGGCTGATGGCTAAAGGATGGAATCCTAAACATAAAACAGAAAAAGGAAATATAATTGTTGACGAATCTGTTTTAGAAAAAATAGATATGCCAGAAGCTAAAGCTATAACAAGATATTTACTTTTACAAAAGAGGTCTAGTCAGATCAAGTCTTGGATAGAGGCGGCAGGTGAAGATGGCAGGGTTCATGGTAGAGTTCTAACTTTAAAAACTGTGACGGGTAGGATGGCACACTACGCCCCTAACATGGCTCAAGTACCAGCTTCTTATTCTCCCTACGGGGAAGAGTGTAGAAATTGTTGGACTGTCTCTAATAAAGATACCCACACACTTGTAGGTACTGATGCTTCTGGGTTAGAGCTTAGAGCTTTAGCTCACTATATGAATAACGATTCCTTTGTTAAGGAAATACTTGAAGGAGATATTCATACAGCAAACCAAAAGATGGCTGGTCTACCAGACAGGGCTAGTGCAAAGACATTTATCTATGCATTACTTTATGGTGCAGGGCCAGCCAAGATAGGATCAATCATTGGAGGAAGTGCTGGTACAGGTAAAAAACTTATTGATACATACCTTTCCAACTTACCCACACTAAAACTTCTTCGTAATCAGGTACAGGAAGCATCAATGAAAGGCAAGATCAAAGGTCTGGATGGTAGATACCACCACACAAGATCACCACATAGCTCATTGAATACCTTGATCCAAGGAGCAGGAGCTATTATATGTAAGGATTGGTTGTTGCGTATCCTAGATGGTATTAATAAACTAGGCTTAGATGCTAAACTTGTTGCATCCATACATGACGAATATCAATTTGAAGTGTCAAAGAAAGACGCAGAAAGATTTGGACAACTAACAGGAGATGCTATGAAAATGACAGCACAGGAATTAGAAATGAAGTGTCCTCTAGACAGTGAGTTTAAGGTAGGTGAGACATGGGCAACAACACATTAATTAACTTTACAGATAAAGAAGTTGATTGGGCAATAGATATGGGACAACAAAGACATGGAGCAAAGCATACCTCGTTCAGGGAGAAAACCAGAATGGGTAATGTAAGTAAAGTCTTTGGAGGTTCCCACATCTTAGGTGTGCTTGGAGAATTAGCTTATGAAAAACATACAGGAATTCAAATGGATAGAAATATTTATTCTGTCAGAGATGAGGGCTATGACTTTAAGACATCTAAAAATTCAGGTAAGAACTTTAAGATTGATATTAAAACTATAACATATAATGGAGAAGGAGAAAAGGAACTAAAGGTTAAGGTTAGTGAGTACACAAAAAAGATACCAGATGAATATGTTTTAATTTATATAGATAAGGACAACCTAAAAGAGGCAACTATCTTAGGTTGTATTAGCAGGTCTGATTTTGAAAAGAATAAAAAGGAGAAACAGTACAGAAGCGACTACCCCTCGACGTACTATGTTGGAGAATCTTTACTGTGTCCTATAAAAAGTTCTTGACTTTAAATATGGCCTATGCTACCATACACTTTCAATTAACTTAAAGGAGAAAATATATGAAGACAACTTCCAGTAAAGTTCTACAAGCTCTGAAGAAAGGTATGAGGGTAACACGCCGAACCGCTATTGAAAGGGGTTGGTGTGAAAATCTTACTGCTGTGATCTCAGTGCTTAGAAGTCAAGGTTATAATATTTTAACCAAGACTGCCTCAACTCCAGAAGGAAATCGGTATACTTACTATCGCCTTGCAGCTTAACTCTATTCAATCTGAAGAACGAACTCTAGTGAGTTCTTCAGATATGAATAGTAGGAACTTATTCTAACCGTAACTATAAGGAGTATTTAAATTATGGCAGTTATTTCAGGAACAGCTTACTGGGCTAGTATAGCCAGCCCTAACACAACCTTTGACGAGGATGGTGTTTGGACAGTTGATGTATGTCAATTAGATGCGTCAACTAAGAAGTTTGTAAAGGGTATTGGTCTTCCCATCAAGAACAAAGGGGATGACCGTGAGGATTTTGTGACGGTGAAACGTAAGGTTCGTCGCAAAGGTGGAGGCGTAAACCGTTCTCCAAACTTGGTAGACTCTGAACTAAAACCAATGTACAATACTCTCATTGGTAACGGCTCAAAGGTAAATGTACGTTTCAACACCTATGAGTGGGAGTTTGGAGGTAAATCAGGTACAAGTGCTGATCTTGTGGGGGTACAGGTAGTTGAACTTGTACCTTATGGCACTGATGGTACTGCTGAAGAAAAGGCTTTTGAGGCAGTATCAGGTGGGTACTCTTCTTCTGAAGAAGATATCCCTTTTCCCTCTAACTAAACTAGAAGGGGTCGAGGTAGCTATGCCAGTCCTACCTCGACCCTACTTTTTATAGGGGAATAAAATATGAAAAAAATAGATACCTTAGTAGAAGATATATATGATCTCTTTACCGATGCGTCCTCTGTTGATAAAGACGATCTAAAATTATCTGCTAGACAGCTATCAAGAGCTATAACAAATCATGTTGTAAACAGGTTACTTGAAAGTAAACAACCTAAAAGGAAAAGAACCTTAAGGATGTCTCAGGTGGGTAAACCTCTGAGGCAACTCTGGTATGATTTAAAGGAATATCCTGTTAATGAAAAACCTTTACCTCATAATCAGATTAAATTTCTGTACGGAAATATTCTTGAAGAGCTTTTACTTTTCTTAGCTAAAGCTGCTGGTCATACTGTTGAGGAGGAACAAAAGAAAGTTGAACTGGACGGTGTAAGAGGACATAAGGATTGTCGTATTGATGGCGTAACAGTAGATGTAAAGAGTGCTTCTTCTTATTCCTTTAAAAAGTTTGAGAGCAACACAGTGGGACAGGATGATCCCTTTGGATATATCTCACAACTTTCAGGCTATGCACAAGCAGAAGGAGATAGGGAAGCTGCTTTCCTAGCTATTGATAAACAGAATGGGAAGCTGGCTCTTTCACCTCTACATGAACTTGAATTTGATAATGTATCTCAAAGGATAGGAAAAATTAGAAAGGCTTTGGATTCCGATATCCCACCTGAGAGATGCTATTCAGATGTACCAGAAGGTAAAACAGGAAACAGAAAGCTTAGTATTGGTTGTAGTTATTGCCCTTATAAATTCTTTTGTTGGAGTGATATAAATGAGGGTAGAGGTTTAAGAACATTCCGTTATGCAAATGGTCCTAGATTTTTTACAAGGATTGTTAAACAGCCTAACGTAGAAGAAATTCCTTCTGGAATGACAAATGAAAACTAAGTATAAATCTCAGCTAGAGGTTGATACAGCAAAACATCTTAAAGAAAATAAGATGAAAGCACGTTACGAAAAGAAACGACTCCCCTATCTTTGGGTAGAGGAGAAGCATTATATACCAGACTTCTTTCTATCTAATGGGGTGATACTGGAATGTAAAGGAAGGTTCACTCTTGCAGATAGAAAGAAGATGCTGTTCATTAAAGAGCAGTATCCAGACATGGACATCAGGTTTGTCTTCTCTAATCCAAAACAGAAGCTTTGGAAAAAAGGAAAGATGACCTACGGTAGGTGGTGTGAGAAGAACGGATATCTATATTGTAAAGCAGCAGAAGGAATTCCTGCAGACTGGTTACAGTAGGATGTCTGTAACAAAGAAAATTGCATCCCAAACCCTAACCCCTAGAGAAACAGTTGCCACCCCAGAATCATTTTTATTTATGTCTGTTATTCTTCAGGCTCTTCTTGATGCGATAACAGAAGAAAGTCTTATTCCAGATAAAAGAAAATCTTTAAATAAAGAAAGAGCACTGGCTTGGTTCTATGCAAGCATTGGTGTAACAGCTTCTGACTTTGAAGAAGTATGTGACCTAGCAAACATTGACCCAACACAAATGAAAACTTTTGCACTTGATGTAATCACTTCAAATAATAAAAAACATATGAGAGAAAAAATTAATTTATTATTTTCTCGCCGCACACAGTAACAACTTAGAGGAAGGCACAACCATGAAACCATTAGATAAGCAGGTTGGAGGAGAACATTATAGAAGTTGTAAGATACAACCAGTAGAATATATTTATGCAAACAACCTTGACTATTTTGAGGGTAATGTGATAAAATATATAACCCGTCACAGAATGAAAGGTGATGGAGCCGCAGACATCAAAAAAGTTATTCACTACGCAGAATTAATTCTACAATTAGCTTACAACGAGAAGCCAGAGGGGGGAGTTGATGTTTAAATCCAATAAAAATCCACAGTTCCGATCCAAATTTTCAGAAGATATATTTAATACAAAGTACTATCATGCAGGTGCTGAGACTATGTATGAACTGGCAGCAACTCTGGTTGAGGATGTGTGTCAGGACAAGATGACTACCTCAGAAAAGACAGAGCTTACAAATCATATAGCAGAATTAAGATTTATTCCGGGGGGTAGGTATTTATATTACGCAGGAAGAGAGAAGAAGTTTTTTAATAATTGTTATCTCTTAAAATGTGAGGAAGACACCAGAGAAGATTGGGCTAATCTTTCTTGGAAGGCTGAATCCTGTCTGATGACAGGTGGTGGAATAGGTTCTGACTACTCAGTGTACAGAGCAGAAGGTAAAGGACTTGGAGGAACAGGTGGTATTGCTTCTGGACCTATTCCTAAAATACAAATGATAAATGAAATTGGTAGAAGAGTTATGCAGGGAGGTAGTAGAAGGTCTGCAATTTATGCAAGCCTGAATTGGAAGCATGAGGATATATATAAATTTCTTTCTTCTAAAAACTGGAAGGATATGCCGATAGGGAATACAGGACAGACTTTGTTTGATGTTAAACAAGATGACTTTAATTTTCCTGCCCCCTTAGACATGACAAATGTAAGTGTTAATTATGACACAGAATGGTTATTAAACTTTTGGAAAACAGGAGAGGTAGGAGATGTCTTTAGGACAAATATACGTCAGGCTTTGTCAACAGCAGAACCGGGCTTTAGTTTCAATTTCTTCGACAAGGAAAAAGAAACGCTACGAAATGCTTGTACAGAAGTTACGTCAGAAGATGATTCAGATGTGTGCAATTTGGGAAGTCTTAATTTTGCTAGGATTGATGATCTTAATCAGCTTAGAGACGTGGTAGAATTAGCTACAAAGTTTCTTCTTTGCGGTACACTCAGAGCACAACTACCATATGATAAAGTTTATGAAGTAAGAGAAAAGAATAGAAGGCTTGGTCTAGGATTGATGGGTCTGCATGAGTGGTTGATACAAAGAAATAGCAAGTATGAAACTACAGAAGAGATGCACCGTTGGTTGAAAGTTTATGAGGCAGAGTCTGATAGGATTTCTGATTCCTTTGCAGATGAATTAGGAATTTCCAGACCTGTAGCTAAACGTGCAGTAGCACCTACAGGAACAATAGGTATTATTGCTGGTACATCTACTGGGGTTGAACCTATCTTTGCTGTCTCTTATAAAAGAAGATACCTGAAAAATAGAAGGTGGCATTACCAGTATGTTGTAGATAGTGCGGCTCAAGAAATGATTGACTTGTATGGAACAGACCCCAACAAAATAGAATCAGCAATGGACTTGGCTACAGATTATGAAAGAAGATTATCTTTCCAAGCTAACATACAGGAATATGTGGACATGAGTATTTCAAGTACAATCAATCTCCCACCGTGGGATACTAAAGAAAATAATGAAGATTTAGTAGAGCCTTTTGCTCAGACACTAGCTAGGTATGCTCATAGACTTAGAGGATTTACCTGTTTTCCTGATGGAAGCAGAGGCGGACAGCCTCTAACCGTTGTGTCTTATAAAGAGGCAGTAGATAAACTTGGTGAAGAATTTGAAGATAACATACAGGCTCATGATATTTGTGAGATCACTGGTTCAGGTGGGGTATGTGGAGTTTAGCTCTTGTAGCTCAACTGGATAGAGCGACAGACTTCTAATCTGTAGGTTGTGGGTTCAAGTCCTTCCAAGAGCACCAATATTTTTTGTTGACAGTAGAGAGAAAATATGAGATAATAAATAAATCAAGGCTTGGTCTGTGCCTCCCGACTACTCCTATTAACTAGGGTAGCGAGAAGAAATCGGGCTACAGACTATCCTTGGAAATGCCTTGTTGGGTTTCCAAAACATCTTGCGAAAGGAGATAAAATGTTTACTGCTCACACACTGAATCACAGTATAGGATTAACAAAGTTTATGGACGATCTGCAGCATATGCAGTCTCTTCCAGAAAAAAATAAAGTGTTTCCCCCTCATAGGATTGTAGCAACTGGTGGAAATAATGAAGCAGGGGAATTTAATATGTATATATTAACTCTTGCATTAGCTGGATATTATAAAGATAATATTTCTGTTAAATTAATTGAAGAGGGTACTCTTAGAATTTCTTCTGAAGGAGAAAAATTAAAAGATACAAAAGAAACCCAATACTTATATAATGGTATAGCGTGTCGTTCTTTTACAAAAGATTTTAAACTTTCTCCTTACATGACTGTAAAGAGTGTTTCTTTTAAGGACGGTCTGTTACATATATATTTAGAACATAAACTACCAGAGGAGAAGAAACCTAAAATATTCACAATTAACTAGAGGAGTGGAGGGGTATAAAGCCCTTCCTATTTTTAATGGCTTTTAAATTTACACCAGTAGAAGCACAGGTCATAGATGTATTTTGGTCCCAAATATCTCCATTGTTTGAGAAAATTATAGAGAAAGAAGGTATGGGGAGAGAAACACTAGCTTCTTTAAAAGAAAAGATTAAAGAAAGATATCTACTAGTGTGGATAGGCTGGGAGGACTCTGCCAATAATATTGTTGCTGCTTACTGTACTCAAATTATAGAGTATCCTACAAAACGTATATGTCAATGGGGTTATATGTCAGCAAAAAATAATGAGATGTCTAGGTGGGAAGAACCCATGTTGAAATCTCTAGTTCGATATACCATAGAAAATGAATGTAATGGTATTGAATTCTTTAGTACAAGAACAGGATGGAAAAAGATATTTAAAAAATATAAAATAAATATAGAACCTGTAGGAACTTTATATGAGACAAAGACAGATGCATAGTTTACCAACAATTTATATTGGATACGATCCCAGAGATGGGGAAGCATATAAAGTTCTTGTTGAATCCATACTGGATTTTTCTTCTAAACCAGTGAATATTATTCCTATCTTTCAGGAAGAGATGCGGCGAATAGGTTTCTATAGAAGAGAAACCATTAATATTATTCCCAATATATCCCAGAGCATGGCTCATTCAGAAAGTGAAGAGGAGATATCTGTAGATACAGTAGATAAAAAACCTTTTTCAACTGAATTTAGTTTTACTCGTTTCTTAGTTCCCTTTTTAAATAGGCATCAAGGGTATGCTCTATTCATGGATTGTGACATGATGGTAAGGTCGGACATTATGGAAGTATTTGATTATCCATTAAGAGAAGACAAGGCTATCTGGTGTGTGCAACACAACCATTCCCCCACAGAGCATTTAAAGATGGATAATAAAGCACAAACACAATACTCTAGAAAAAACTGGTCTAGTTTTGTACTGTGGAACTGTGGTCATGAAGCACATAAATATTTTTCTATAGATGATGTTAATCTCCAGACAGGATGGTATCTCCATAATTTTAAATGGATTTCAGACCATGATATAGGTTCTCTTCCAGAAGAATGGAACTGGCTGGATGGACACTCATCCCCTGACCTCGTAGCTAAAAATGTTCACTTCACCACTGGTGGTCCTTGGTTTAAAAACTGGAAAGCCAAAACAATTGGTGACGCAAAGTATGCGTTGGAGTGGGACAACACCCACTCAATTATAACTATTGAAGAATCTTTAGGAAAGGAAAAGAATATAGCATGGAAAAAAGAATTAATATAGTTACATCTTTTTCTGAAGATGGTTGGAAAACATATGGAAAAGAGATGGTGCGTACTGCCGCCAAGTATTGGGGGCCAAATATTTATTTGACAGCATTTTATCATGACTTTGAAATGACTGATCCGTTTATTAATCCACAAATTTCTTATCGTAATTTAAATAAAGTACAGGACATGGTAGACTTTAAGAAAGAGTATGCAAAGTATGATGGTACTCTGGGTGGGAAAGCTCCCTACACTTACAAGTTAGACTGTTTAAAATTCTGTCATAAAGTTTTTGCACTCACAGAATTTGCTTTTGATTTATGTTCTTACAGTAAAGAACCGGGATGGCTTATCTGGCTGGATGCAGATACCATAACGACAAAGCGTTTAAATCATGTAACCCTTAGTACCTGTCTCCCAGAAAATGCTTCCCTAGTTTATCTGGGAAGGAAGCACTATGAATATAGCGAGACATCTTTTTTAGGATTTAATCTTAATCACCAAGCACCAGTAGATTTACTAGGAGACTTAAGAGGAGCCTATATTTCTGGTGAGGTTTTAAATTACAGGGAATGGCATGATGGGTTTGTCTTTGAAAGATTATTAAAAATTTATATAGCTCATGGATTAAAAGCCCATGACTGGACAGGACATCTGGATGAAATTAAGAGTCTTCATTCTGGTGTACAAGCCTTTGAGAAATTTCCTTTAGGTGAATACATGATCCATAATAAAGGATCAAGAAAGAAACCCGGAGGAGGTGTTTCTCCTGATATTAATGGACCAGAAAGATACAAACAATTAATGCAGTTAGTTCTCTTTTATAAACCTAAATCTATTATTGAGACAGGAACATGGAATGGTGGTAGGGCTATTCAAATGGCTTTAGCTGCCTTCCAACATACAGATAAGGTAACGTATACAGGCTACGATCTTTTTGAAGAAGCAACAACAGAATCAGATAAACTAGAATTAAATTCAAAAGCTCATAATTCTATTGAAGCAGTTACTGGAAGACTGCAGGAATTTGCAGATAAGATTAAAGAGCAGGGAAAAATATTTAAATTTAAACTACATAAAGGAGATACAAAGAAAACTTTAAAGAAATCTAAAGCAGACTTTTCTTTTATAGATGGAGGACATTCAGAAGATACTGTTAATCATGATTTTAAAATGCTTAATAAATCTCCTGTTATTGTTCTTGACGATTACATCCTAAAGGAAGAAGATGGGAGCGGTCCTTCAAAAGAATTTTATGGTGTAAATAAGATTGTCCAGAAACAAAAACGCTCTACCATTCTCCCTTCTAAGGATCAGGTAGAAGGGGGAGGAAGGACTCATTTAGCAATTGTTTTAACAGATAAGGATTTGCCGGATATCCCCATAGATATTCAGTCAGTTCCTATTGTAGTCCACCCAAAGGATTGTGTTCCAAAAGAATACATTGAAACTAATGTAAAGGCCAATACAAAAATAATTAATAAGTGGATTCAAAGAGCTAAACCAAATAATGAGGTTGCAATCCTTGTGTCTGCAGGAAGGGTTGACTGGGAATCATTAAAGGGTTTTATCAGGCATGAGGGTGAAGACAGGTGTAAGGTTGTCTGTGTAAAACATTCCTATCCTAAACTCTTAGAAGAAGGAATAAAACCTTGGGCTTGTGTAATTCTTGATCCCCGTCCAGTTGATGGGATAAGTACTCATGGTGTAGTAAGAAAAGATTTATTTAAGACTGTGGATAAAGATACTTTATTCCTTAACGCATCCATGACTGATCCCTCAGTAACCAATCTTATTAAATCTAAAACAGATAATATTATTGGATGGCATGCTTTTTCAGAGGCACTGAGAGACACAAAGGCAGAGGAACAACAGAAGGCTATCACTGTAAAAGAGGAGCTAGGCATAGAGGCAGGAGCTACAATGATCGTTGGTGGAACCTGTGCGGCTATGCGGAGTATAGGTATTATGCATACACTAGGCTTCAGAACTTTCCATCTTTTTGGATATGACTGCTCCATGCCTGAACCAAGTGCAGAAGAGAAGAAGATAATTGAAAATGAAAAACCAAAATATATTCAGGTAGGTATTAAAGTAAACGGAGAGAACCGTCCCTTCTGGACTACAGGAGAACTCTTGGCTATGGCTCAAGACTGTGAGAAATTATTTGATAGAGAAGATGTAGATATGAATTTAAATTTTCACGGAAGAGATACTCTTGTCGCAGCTATATGGGAAAACTCAACGACTAAAAACTTAAAACATTACAGAGAAGTGTTAGAGATATAGGAGGATTTAATGTTTGGAATTGCTGAAAGTGTAATCGGAGTTGCAGGAAAGGTCTTAGATAAATTTGTTGAAGACAAGGATTTAAAAACTAAGCTTGAGGCTGAGTTTAAAACACAGGTACTTCACTTAGACGCACTTCAGGCTCAAGCTAATATTGAACAGGCAAAGCATCCCTCAATTTTTGTAAGCGGTAGTAGACCAGCAATCATGTGGATATGTGCCTTTGCTTTAGGATGGCAATTTATATTTGCTCCCATTATATCGTGGGGTTTAATCATATGGTATCCTCTGGTCACTCTTCCCATTCTTCAGACACAGGAACTAACTGGTTTAGTATTAGCACTTCTTGGTCTAGGTGGAATGAGAACTGCAGAAAAATGGAGGGGTGTTCATAGAAATAATATGAAGAGATGAGAATCTTTCTCTCTCTGATCTGCATCCTATGTTTAAATGGGTGTACAATTACATCTGGTTTAACGATGGGAGCTTCTGCAGCGTCTTCCCTCTTTGACAGATACGAGAAACACAAAATCGAAAGGAGATTAAAAGAACTTGAAAAAGAAATACAGGGAAAGAATGGCTATAGCTATGTGGATGTCGGCTATGGTTATAGTAATGGTGGGTCTTATTAATATAATCTGTGGAGGATGTGTGGTATGATGGCTGGTAAGGTATGGGGTAACACTCAACTTATCCATGCTAATGGTGTGCTGGAATTTCACAGAATTGAAGTAAATGAAGGAGGAAAATGCAGCAAACACAGACACAAATATAAATGGAATGGTTTCTTTGTAGAAAAAGGAGAGCTTATTATTAAGGTATGGAAAAATGATTATGATCTAATGGATATAACCATTCTTAAAGAAGGGCAGTTTACTCAGGTTAAGCCCGGAGAGTATCACCAGTTTGAAGCTGTAAGAGATACAGTAGCCTTTGAACTTTACTGGGCAGAGTTTGATCACGGAGATATAGAAAGGGAGAATGTAGGAAGTGCTTAACGAAAAGCAAGAGAAGTTTGCACAGGCATATGTCATGCACAGGAATGCAACAGATGCTGCAAAGGCTGCAGGATATGCTGAAAGGTCTGCTTATAATCAAGGATACAGACTTCTGCAGGATGCTGTCATTCAGGAACGGATAGAAGACTTAGCAAGAGAACTTGAAACCAGTGTTGATGTCATAGAAGAAATAGAAAATCAATATGCTTTTGCTAAAACCCAAGGACATACAAACAGTGCAATTAAAGCACTGGAACTTTTGTCCAGAGTAAGAGGACATAAGAGTGATAAGGATAAAGAGATTAGTAGAGAGGACTTACAGGCATCCATCATAAAAGCAATGGAGATATTAGGACAAGACGAAATAACTAAGCTTGTAAAGAAATGTGAATTTGATTAATGGAAACTATGGTTACACTTACTGAACGAGCCAAGGCATACATGAAAAGTGTATGTGAAGGAGGATATGTAACTCTTGGTATTAGGGGAGGAGGATGTTCTGGGTTTCAGTATGTATGGGGATTGTCTCCTGAGTTAAACGGAGAAGACATCCAGTGGTCACAACCTGTAGAAGATATCCTTCTACTTGATCCAGTAGCTGAATTACATATCTTAGGAAGTGAAATAGATTATGTCGAGGAACTTGGAGGAAGCTTTCTAAAAATTATAAATCCTCTTGCAACCAGTCAATGTGGTTGCGGAGAGAGTTTTAGTGTGTAATGACCCTTCTTCTACAGAATTCCCTGCGAATACACTAAATTAGAGAAAATTAACTCTCTAGGAAGCTCACTGAGAGCGTTAAGAGGGTTCCTATATACAATCATACCGGAGAATATTGATTATCACCAGTGAGGCTTAGAGAGCCTTGAAAAGGATATCGCCTCTTTTACCCTATGGGAGGATGCTTTCCATTGTGCATGTCGTATAACTTACTGATATCCTCCATTATCATGGCTACTTTAGCTTCTAAAATTCCTCTTCGCTCATTTACCTTTGCCAAATTATCTGGACTTAAGATACCAGTTAAAACTTTTATCTGGTTCTGGAGAACAACGATGCTGTTAGACATCCCATCCAAGTCATGACCATACTCACTAAGCTTTTTTAAAATGATATCCTGATTTTCTTTTAGAGTTCTGACTTGAGCTTTAACTAAAGCCCATGCTCCAGACAGAGATGCTAGGACAGCACCTATTTGAAAAAGCATTCTTGCATCTAGTTCCATTAGCACCTCCACCTTTTTCTGGCTTGTCTTAATCTTGAATTAGGATTCTTAGCTGCTTTAGGAAACTTCTTCATCTGTCCTGCTGATCTTGCACAATAACTCTTCCGTCTAGCTGCTCTCTTACCTGTAGGTTTCTTCTCTGTTACAGCAGTCTTTAGTTTACTGCCGGGATTTTGTCTGCGATATTTCTCTACTCCCTTAGAGGTTAATCCAGCACCAGACTTTGTTGGTCTTTTATATCCTCCCTTTATTGTCATCCCTTTCATACCAGCCATTTATTTATAACTCCATATCCAAGGTCTTCTATGTATATCTGTATTAACCATATCATCTAAGTGAATAAATCTGGAAACTCTATTCCCTCTCTGGGCTACTCCTATCCCAGTCATCTCATGTTTTATTCCAAGTCTTATTATTTCGTAAGCCTCAGAACCAAGACACTGGATATCTACTGCCCTTCCAAAAACATGAGGAGAATTTTCTGCTCCCCCAATTCTTATATTATAAGTTGGACTTCTATAAGCAGATGTTAAAATAATTGGTTTGTTAAACTCTTCTCTCAGGGTTACAAGCTTTTTCATAAAGGCTGAATCCATGTGGCATTCACCTGTTCCCTTACATTTTAATTCTTTCTCACTAAAATATTTCCACTCCACTATCTTTGTCCTGTTTGAGCACCTACATAACTTTTATATACATTAATCAGTTCAGCCTGTGCCTCTCTAACAGGAGGAGGTGATCCACCTCTTTTCTTTGTAGCCTCGTTCCATTTAAATATATCCTTTCTTAATGGAGCAGGAGGTATATAAACACCTTTATTAATTAGATTAGCCAGAATTTTCTTGTCCATAAATTTAGGGAAATATCCTTCTCTTGTAATGGCTTTATAAATATCTTTATTATTCATACCCAAACTCTTTGCATGAGTTATTACATCAAACATATCTTTTGCTAAAGAAAATTGTTTTTCTAAAGCTTCTTCATAGCCTTCAACAAGTTCTTCTGCTGTCATAGGAGATTGTTGTTGTGTCATATCTGTAAATATTTTTCCAGCTTCCCCCATCTGCCTTTTTAAATCAGACATCCTATATCCTAATTCTATTTTAATGTCATATTTTTGAGGCTTTACACCAGTCAAACTCCATAACTCATTTTCTTTTGTAGTCTTTCTTCCAGCCTTCCCCCTCTTCATAGCATACTCAGCCCCTTCAAAAGGCTGTTCAGTATACGCTCCATATATATTTCTAGCTGTTCTAAAAAGACCGGGATCAAAAGGCTCTAAGAATCCTAGAACTCCTGCTGTCATATCTTGTGCTAAACTATTCGATCCTTTATAAAGTTTATTCCCATACTTATCACGATTAACTGCTATATTAACCAGACTTTCTGCAAGCATGGAGGGACCAAAAGTTTCCCACAAAGGCTTAAACCAAGTCTCTCCAACAGCATCTAAAATTTTACCATCTACATCCTCTCCCCTATTTAAAGCTTCAATTCCTGCATGTATAGGACTTTGAAATTTCGCCCAAGGATTAATGTAACTTATATTTACTCTTGTTCCTTCTCCATTTTCAGGATTACCATAGTAAATAAAACGATCACCTTTATCATAAGGAGCATTAAAGAATTCTAATGCTTGTTTCCTTGTATAAGGCTGACCTTCTTCTTTTTCATTCAAGTCAGTAAATATTTCATTAGCTGTATAAGGTAATGCAGTACCAGCAGCAGTTACACTAATCACAGAACCTGCTCTTGTTAATCCTGCCTTAAGTTGAGTACCGCCCCTCTGACCACCAGTCTGTGATAGAAGCTTACTACCCTGTGCTATATCTCTTAATGCTGTACCATAAATATTAGTTTGAGTTCTCATTAGCTCTGTAGTAAAGGCAAGAAAGTCTGCTGCTGGAAGAAGCCTTGCATATCTTACAAACTGAGGAACCCCTGCGTAATTCTGCATATGTCTGGATACCATATCTGCTGCATATTCATCCAGATTTGTAATTATAATCTCCTCGCCATCTCCTGACCTCATCCTTCTGGCAACCTGATCTGGATAGCCTTCTCCAAACTGATCTGCAAGTATCTTTTTATATGTATTTTTTTCATTAATAAAAGCCATCTGTTTCCACATGTCATCCATTGACTGATAGAGTTTAACCGCACTGGTATTTATAGAAACAGCTTTGTCTTTTAAAGTCTTGTCTCCTTTATATATCTGATCTGCTCCGTTCCAGAATTCCTTTTTACTTCCTAATCTTAAAGCTTCTCTATAGGTTCCAAGATCAACACCGCTTTGAATATAACCAAGAGCAACTCCCTTTTCCATTTCTTTCCTAAGTTCTTTGTCACTCCACTTAGACATTCCTCTTGCAACTTGATATATTCCTTTTAATGAACTAGGTCTAAAATATCCTGCTCCTGCAGCCATCCAGCCAGCACCAAGAAAGTTTCTTGCAATAGCTGTGGGACTCCAAACAGTTTTAGCAGCCCTTGTATGTCCTTGTAATAAAAGATATTTTTGAAGATGTTTTTGTTGTAACACAGCAATATTGTTACCATTAATAATTGCATCTGCAACTTCTTTATTTGCATATAATCTATCAAGAGGACTGGCTCTGGTATCCAGACTACCTCCAAGGAAGTCTATTTCCATTCCGGCAATCTCTTCGCCGCCTTCTGTAATAGGTCTTCTTACTCCTGCTCTAACAGGCAGCACAGAAGACAACTCTACTGTTCTTCCAGTGGCAGGATCAGGACGTGTTCCAGCACCACGAATAAGACTTTCCCCTGTTCCCTGCTCTACAACTTCTCTTCCAGTCAACCTTTTTACCCACTCAGGACTATAAGAACCAAACTCACTACCCATCCATTCTGGACGTTCCCTTGTCCTTAAAACGTCCTCTGCTTCTGCACCTACTCTTCCTGCCACGGCTCCTTCAGGAGGTACTACATTTTTAATTAAGTTAGCTATAGAATTTTCAAACTGATATGTTTCTAAAGTCTGATTAATTTTCATTAAAGAGTTTGCATAATTAGTAAGAGGGTCTTTATATTCTCCAAGCAATCCTCTTAGTTCTTCTGGAATATCTTTTCTTTTAGTTAAAATTTTACCTGCCGCACCTTCTCTGAATTTTAATGGAGAAGTAAACGCAGTTATTAAATCTTCTTCTGTATGCGAGTCAAGTAAGTTTTTTATAGTTTGCTGGATTGCTCCATTCTTACCCATGTATGCATCATATATCTCTTGATCTCCTCTACTTAAAATACGTCCTTCACTTGCATTCTGGAAAATTATTCCAAAGCCTTCATCTCCCTCTGCAAATCTTTTTCTAAAGTAGTCTTCTGCTTCCTTCCTAATTTTAGGATTATTCTTAAGAGTTTTTCCCCAATCAGGATCATCAAAAATTTTGTATTGTCTTGTAAGCCAAAGCTCACCTGACTTTCCATCCATAGATGCTTTGATTGTTGTTTCAAGCTCAGAGCCTTCTTTTATCATACCACTATCCAGAAGTTCTTTTTGAAGAATACTTATATCTTCTCTCATACTAGCCAAAGCTTTTAATGTCAGTGGTTTATTTGCGTGTTTCGCTATTGCTTCTGGTGATCCCCTAAGAACATTATCTAAATCCTCCAGAACACCCTTACGCAAATCTCCTATTTTTTTAACACCAAACTCTTTTTCAACAGCCTTTTTAAGAGTTACTAACCTTGTATTTACACCTCGCAAGATTTTATTTCCTGCAGCTTCTTTTAGCCTTGTCAATCTTCTAACTTCACGGGGAACAGCAGTTCCTATTCTTCTACTAATCTTTCCTAATAATGTAGTATACCATCTTCTTCCATCTTCAGCAACAGGCTCTACTGATTTTGGAGAGTATCTTTTTAGACCTCTAAATAACCCTGTTCCTACACCCTCTTCTTCAAACTCAATACCAGCATGTTCGCCAGCATTTACTATAGCTTCTTTTGTTTCTTTATAAATCTCGTCAATTTCTTCTTTTGTTTTTTCCGTACCCTCTTCCTTTAATTCTTCAGCTAACTCTTTCCTTGTACCAACATGAATTACAGCCTCACCATCCACCTCTAGTTTTTTTCCTTCTCTTCCTACAACTGTTTCAATTTCAGAAGCTGCTGTCCTTGCTCCTATGGTAGGAAGATTTATACTTGTAAGTGTTTCAAGAGCTTCTTCTTCTGCCGCCTCTTCCAAGGCAATCAGTCTAGCATCATTCTTTCTTAATTGTTTTTTAGCAAGGAAATGATTAATGCCTCTTGCAGGACCATAACCAAAGCCAAATCCTAATGCTGTTCCTAATAATGCATCCCTAGCAACTTCACCATAATTTATCTGATCACTTGGATTATCATGAACTTCATCAAACTGTTGTTGGACCATAGTATCCAGACCTGAATGTGCCCCTGTATATGCTGCACTTTCTGCCCCATAGAGCCTAGCCATCTTCTTTGATGCAGTTTTTCTTGCTTCTTTTAATGCTTCAGTTGTAACACCTTTTGAAACTCCTTTTTCAGCAAACTCTTTTATTGCCTCTTTCTTTATCCCCTGTTTAGCCAGAGCCTTTTTCATCTGTTCTTTTAAAGTAAATCGTGCAGCTACATTTGCAACCCTACCTCCAGTTAATCTAGCAACAGTACCAAGACCAAAAGTTCCTATTACCGATCCCCAAACACTGGGGTCTTGAACCATATTTTTAGCTGCTCTAAGAAATGTAGTTCCATCACTGTCAAGATTTTCATACATATCCATAGAATTTACCCAAGCTCTTTTAGTACCAGTATCAAGATTATCAGCATTAAAAGCTAACCATCCTGTGCTTGTTATATCGTTGTTTACTTCGGAATGTCTATTTTTTAACCACTCAGCTAAACGCTTATTCGATCCCTTCCAGCGTTCTCCCTCTTCTGATTTATAGATAGTATTGGCATAGTCCAGCCACTGAGGATTTACATTCAGGCTTTCTTCTGTAAATTGTTCTTCCTGCCCATCATCTGTTACAGTTTCTTCTGCATCAAATTGACTATAATCAACAGGAGTATAGTCTGATGAAGGAGAAACCTTTTCAGCTACATCAAATTGACTATAATCTACAGGAATATATGTATCGCTCACTATAATTGACCTTCCGCTTCTTCTTCAGTTAAATTATATTTTATCCTAAAATCTTTTATATGCCGATCTCTATTATTGGGATCGTTTTTTACAGCATCCCGAAATGACTTAATAGCATTTGGAGGTGGACCACCAGATACTGCAGAAGGCTGCATTATTCCTGATGCTCTAGCTTTTTCTATATATGTCTCTAGTGCCAGAGGCATATCCCCAGTAACTTGAAATATTCTCATTGCACTAGTATATGCATCGGCATGTTTGCTTTCTGTATCTGCATCAAATGCACTTCCATCCAGATTTCTAAGCTGACCATCTACAATTGTAAAACGTCCCGGTGTTGCTCCTGACACCTGTTTTAAAAGGACATTATAATCTGCTGCTTCTACATTAGTCATAGTATTAGCAGCGTTATCTGCCAGTTGTTTATAAATCTTAATCCATATCTCTGCCCGGTTTCCTTCTGCCTCAGTAGCAGCTTTTTCTGCTGCACTTTGCAGTTTAGCTAGTGCTTGTTGTCTTACTACGTCCCTCTGTGCAATTTCAGCTTGCACTGTTTTAACAGCTATTTGTGCTTTTGCTCTTTCTGCTGGTTCCATTATTTGAGTAGTTCTTAGTGCTTCTTTTGCCTGACGATATTTCATCAGATCATTTTCATAATTAGTCTCAAATTGACTTAACTCTTTAAAAGCATCTTTATCTCTTAATGTAGCTGCTCTATTCAAATTTCTAATTTCTTTTTTATCTAATCCTGCTCTTTCGATT